GGAGTGTAATTATGGCTACCAGCGACACAGAACAAATGGGTCAAGATGTACGTTATCACAAGCGTTTGGCTATGGGCGCGAAGCTCGATGGCTCCTCGCTTGGTGCTAAAGAACCCGCGAAGACGCCTAGTGCGCCCAAGCGTGGCGGCGGTGCATTAGCACAAGCCAAGAAGAAATAATGCGATACGTCAGTGACCTCGTCGGTGCTATCGAGGTCCGCAAATCGGCGATCGCGCAGTCATTGGTGAACGGCAATGCCGTCACCTTTGAGGCCTACCAACGCTTAGTTGGCCAGCACCAAGGGCTTGAAGAAGCTCTGGTAATTTTAAATGACCTTTTAACAGAGGAAGACAGTAATGAGTGATACTCAACCGGTGGCTTCGGATGAAGCCGCGTTGCAGGAAGCATTTCCCGCAGTAGATCCCGGTGCCTTGCCTGTAGGTGGACGTATTCTTGTGCAGTGGAGAGCCGCCAAGAAGACCGTCACGTCATCAGGAATTGTACTCGTTGAGGAGACGAAGGAAACGGAGAAGTGGAATAACCAAGTGGCGAAAGTCATCGCGGTAGGTCCACTGGCTTTCAAAAAACGCGATACACTCGAACCGTGGCCCGAGGGCAACTGGATCGATGTCGGCGACTATGTTCGCATGCCAAAGTGGGGCGGCGATCGCTGGGAAGTACCTTACGGTGACCCAACGATAGGCGAGACCGCACTTTTTAGTGTTTTTAACGACCACGAAGTGATTGCAAAAGTCACTGGTGATCCCTTGAAAGTAAAGGCGTTCCTATGACACCCAACGATAAACTCGACTTACAACTCGCGGAAGAACCCGATGGGTCCGCAGTGGTGTCTTTGCCCGACGGCGAAGCACCGAATACCGCCGATAACGCTGGCGAAGGTCTAGCGACCGGTGGCCGCGTAGACGCGGATGACGGCGACGATGATGATAATCCCGCCGACAATATACCCCACGCCGATCCCGAGCGCGAAGCAATTCGACTGGCCCGTCGCGAAGAGCGACAGCTCAAGAAGAAGCTTCAGAAGGCCAAGGCGACCGAGTCGAACCACCTGATCACGTCGCTGAAGCGTCAGAATGACCAGATGGCGGAGCGACTGGCGATTCTCGAGAAGCGCACAGCCGGTTCGGACCTCGCTCGACTGGACAAGGCGATCGAAGACGGTAACTTGCGACTGCAGTACGCCAAGATGAAGGTGAAAGAGGCCACTGAGATGGCCGATGGAGCCTCCGTGGTGGAAGCGCAAGAGGCGTGGTACGAGGCTCGACGTCAAGTCGAAGCACTCGAAGCTCTGAAGAAGAAGGCGGTAGCCAGCGAGCCGACCCGCAATTCAGTGCCCCAAGCACCCGACCCCCTGCTGAAGCGTCACGCCTCGGACTGGATGGCTCGGAACGACTGGTATGACCCGAACGGTCGGGACATGGACTCCCAAGTCGCCACCAAGGTGGATGAGGCTCTCGTGGCCGAAGGCTGGGATCCGAAGACCGCCGATTACTGGGAAGAACTGGACAATAGATTGACAAAATATTTGCCGCACCGTTATAATAGCGGCAACGACAATCCGTCGTCAAATCGGAGACCCCGAACTGTGGTAACTAGCTCTGGACGTGAGACACAATCGACACCTCGTGGAAACGAGTTCCGACTGTCGCCTGAGCGAGTTCGCGCCATCAAGGAAGCCGGTAGATGGGACAACATCACCGAGCGTAACAAGATGATTCGTAAATACGCGGAATATGACCGCATGAACACAAATAAGGGTTAAGATTATGAGAGACGATCGATTGAAAAAGAATCTTTCCGGTGGTGGCCGTGAGTCCCGCGCAGAGCAGGATAGCGAACGCGGATCAGCATCGAAGGAACTGGCGAGCGCGCAAGAACGTCGTAGGATGTTCAGTTCGGAATGGATTCAAGAGTCCCTTCCAAAACCTCCGGATATTCCGGGATTTCACGTATGTTGGCTTTCAACGACCAATGGGTACGACCCTATCCACAAGCGTATGCGCATGGGTTACGAACCAGTAAGGATTGAAGAGGTTCCGGGCTTTGAGAACTATAAAGTTAAAGCCGGTGAACACACTGGATTCGTCGCTTGCAATGAAATGTTACTCTACAAGTTGCCTGAGGATGTATATCAGGACATCATGGCAGAGTTGCACCATCACGCTCCTCAGGATGAGGCGGACAAAATCCGCGTTCAGGCTGAGCAGACAATGGGGCGCGACAGTAATGGCAGGCGTCTTGGTCAGATTGAAGGTGAAGGCATCAGTGAACTTGATAAACCTATGCCCGTCCCTACTTTCCAGTGACGGATTCTGAACCATGATTTGGAGTGACTAATATGTCTTCAACAAATGCACCGTTCGGTTTGCGCCCCTCGTTCCATCCTTCCGGTTTGGACCGTGCGGTCGCTTTGACTGACGGTATTCTGTCTGGTTATACCAGCAACATCTTGAAGGGTCAGCCCGTCAAGTTGGCCACAACTGGCCTTTTGCAAGCCGCCGCCGCTGGTGACGCGTTCTTGGGTGCCTTCGCTGGCGTCCAATGGACCGACACTACTGGCCGTCCCCGTATCAGCAATTATTGGCCCGCCAATACTGCCTACGTGACTGGCTCGCTCGTGGCTTATTACTACCAAGATCCCGCGATCGTTTATGACATTCAAGCCGACGGCTCGTTGCCACAAACTGCGTTGGGCGCACAATCGGATTTCAGCAATGTTACCGATGGTTCCACGACCACTGGATTGTCTCAGTGCACTATTAGCACCTCGGTTGTTGCCGCTGGTTCTTCTGCGCAATTGAAGATTATTGGTTTGACCCCCGGCGTTGATAACGCATGGGGAGATGCGTACACTGTTGTACAAGTTCAAGTTAATGAGTCGCAGTTCAATGCGTCCGTTAACGCTATTTAAGGAGGACTAAAAAATGGCCGCTCCAATGCGCAGTACCGACTTTCGTAGTATCGTCGAGCCAATTCTGAATGAATGCTTCGACGGTATCTACGAACAGCGTAAAGACGAATGGTCCCGTGTCTTCCGTGAAGAACAGGGCATTCCCCGTAACTACCATGAAGAACCCGTCTTGTACGGATTTGGTGCCGCTCCCCAGTTGCCTGATGGTACTCCCGTCAGCTACCAACAGGGTGGTGTGCTCTTCTTGCAACGCTATGTGTACAATGTGTATGGCCTCGCCTTCGCATTGACCAAAGTGTTGGTGGAAGATGGCGACCACATCCGTATCGGTCAGGTGTATGCTAAGCATTTGGCTCAATCATTGATTGAGACTAAAGAGACTCTGTCCGCCAACGTTTTGAACCGCGCTTTCAACGGTTCTTACGTCGGTGGTGACGGCGTGTCGCTGATTAGCACTTCACACCCAATCGTGAATGGTACATTCTCTAACCAATTGTCTACAGCCGCAAATCTGTCACAAACATCGCTTGAGCAGATGTTGATCCAGATTCGTCAAGCAGTGGATAACAACGGCAAGAAGATCCGTTTGGTGCCCCGCCAGTTGGTGGTCGCCCCCGGCAATATCTTCCAAGCTGAAGTTCTGTTGAAATCAGTGCTCCGCGCTGGTACAACGAACAACGACATCAACCCCGTCAAGTCTATCGGCTTGTTGGACGAAGGTGCCGCAGTCTTGAGCCGTTTGACCAATGCTAACGCATGGTGGGTCCAGACCGACGCTCCCGAGGGCATGAAGCTCTTGATGCGCCGCGCTTTGGAGAAGACCATGGAAGGTGATTTCGAGACTGACTCGATGCGCTACAAGGCAACTGAGCGTTATCAAGTGGGCTGGACTGACCCCCGTGGCATGTACGGCACTGCTGGCGTCTAATCAACAGTGGGGGGTTCGCCCCCTGCTCCATTAAGGAGAAAAGACAATGGCATACAACAACAACGTGTCTAATGCGGCAGGTATACTGTCCGCTATTACCGCGCCTTTCGATTACACGAGCACCACTGTTACCGTTGGTACAATCCCCGCAAACGCACAAATCGTCGACATTAACATCGACGTGACTACTGCTTTTGATGCGGCTGGTACTGATTTGGTGACTGTTGGTAAGACTGGCTCTGCCGCCGCGTACGTCACATCGACGAGCGTTGCGACTGCTGGTCGTGCTTCAGTCGCTACGACTGGTGTGTACAGTGCTTGGGCTGACGTGGGTTCCGCTGACGTTACATACGCCACGCTGACTTACGCCTACACAAGTACAGCACCTACCGCTGGCGCTGGCCGTGTGACGATTGTTTACAAATCGTACGCATAAGGAGCATCATCATGGGCGAATTTAAACCAATGGTGAAGATGTACACTACCGAACCTTCAGTGGAATTGAAGCTGAAGAAAGGTGGCTCCGCCACTCACAAGCGTATGCACGCTGAGGGTGCTAAAGCGGGCTTCAAGCCCGTAAAAAAGATGGACGGTGGGGTAATGGGCAGTTTAGCGGGTACACCCGCCGCTCCGATGGGTAATCCCGTCGCGGCTCGCGCGATGGCCGCTAAACGAATGGCCGCACGCCCCACACCTCCAGCTCGCGGTTTGCCCGCACCTGCTCGTCCTGCTATGCCCCCGGCCGCACCCATGGGTCGCCCCATGATGAAAAAGGGTGGTGAAGTAGAGTCTGCATCGATGCATAAAGCTGAGATGAAGGCGATCAAGGGCGTCGGCAAAGAGCTGAAGCACCACGAAGGTATGCCCGCGTCTAAAGCCCACAAAGGCTTGAAGACTGGTGGTATCGCCAAGTCCACGAAACCCGGCGGTTACAAAACCGGCGGCGTAGTAGACGGACAAGGCGGTTTCAAAAATGGCGGTATCATCAAGACGATGACCAACAAGACGACGAAGGTTGTGGGTGCTACACCTGACAACAATTCTGCGCCTACTGGTGACGTCAAGATGGGTAACGCTGGCGGCTACAAAAAAGGCGGTGCCGCAAAAAAGCATTTTGCTACGGGGGGCGTAGTTGATACCGGCCGCGCCGTAGCAATGCCAAAGAAAGCTCCGAGTTCCCCAGTGGCGATTTCCGAACTTTCGGGAACGTTCAAAAAGGGTGGTCGGGTCTGTTAAATAAGACGGGGGCTTCGGCTCCCGTTCTTTTAAAAGGATAGGTCATGGCTGATGCAGTCACTAGTCAGACGTTGCTCGATGGAGAACGCCTCGCGATTATGAAATTTACGAACATTAGTGACGGTACCGGTGAATCGGCAGTCACTAAAGTCAATGTGGCTAACTTGAGTCCGAATGGATTCGGTCAGGCTTGTACGGGTGTCACGGTGAACAAGATCACCTCGGTGTGTCATGGCATGGAAGTGCGTATGTATTGGGATGCGACGACCGATGTCCCATTCTTTTTGGGCACTGTGAATACCAATTACCAAAACGACTTCTCGAGCTTCGGCGGCATCACTAACAATGCAGGTGCTGGAAAAAATGGTAACATCGTATTTAGCACTGCTGATGCCACAGCAGGCGATACCTACACTGTAGTGCTTGAGATGATCAAGTCTTACGCCTAATCATGCCCAGCAAATCCGCCGCTCAACACCGATTGATGATGGCCGCCGCCCACACTAAGGGCGGTTTCGGCGGTGTTTCACAAACGGTCGGCAAGGAGTTCGTCAAAGCCGACGAAGGTAAGAAGTTCAAGAAGGGCGGCCCGAGTCTAGCCATTGGCCGGGGCGAGAAGCTCCCGGTCGAAAAGGGCGCGGGATTGACAGAAAAGGGTCGGGCAAAGTATAATCGGGAAACTGGCAGTAATCTGAAAGCCCCACAGCCCCAAGGCGGACCTCGACGGGATTCATTTTGCGCTAGGATGGAGGGCAATCCGGGGCCTCTCAAGGACGATCAAGGCCGTCCGACCCGTAAAGCCGCATCACTTAAACGTTGGAATTGCCCGGGGTGGTAATAAATGGCAACATCTGGGACAGTAGGATTAACGACAGTCAGCGTACAGAACCTGATTGACGATGCGGCTCGGGCTTCCGGAAAGCTCGCTGAAGAGCTGACGGTCGAGCAAGTGCTTTCGGCCAAGCGTAATCTCTTCTATGTCCTCTCGTCCCTGATTAACAAGGGTATTCAATACTTCGCGATTAAGAAGACTGTGATCGGTCTGAACGCGGACCAGTACATTTACAATATGCCCGTTGGGTCCAACGACGCCCTGAATGTGCTCTACAGGCAGATGGAGAGACCCTCCGGGAGTTATACATCTTCGGCCGGGGGTACAGTAGCAAATGTTTACGATAACGACACTAGTACGTATTGTCAACAAGCATCGGCCAATGGTAACATATCTGTTAACTACGGTACTAGCAATCCTGTCTACATTGGCTCTATTGGCATTTTGCCATTTGTTAGTGGTGGTGGCAGTGCCACTTGGACAATAACGTACGAATACTCCGTGGACGGATCCACGTGGAACACCCTTTACGACCTCGGTCAGGTAGTAGTCTCGGACAATGAGTGGCTATGGACCGACATCGACCCCGGGCAGGATGTGATCGCATACCGCGTCCGGGCCTCCGGAGGTACCACGCTTGCGCTTCGTGAATTCTATCTTGGTAATAATAGCCGAGAGATTCAGATGGCCCGTCTGAACCGTGACGACTACACCAATCTGCCGAATAAGAATTTTACCGCGAACCAGCCTTATCAATTCTGGTTCGACCGCACTATACCAGTGCCCACGATCTACCTGTGGCCAGTGCCCTCGGATCCCTTCATCCAGATGACCGTCTGGTATTCGGCACAAGTCGAGGATATCGGGGCACTCTCGGGCGAACTCGCCGTGCCCGATCGCTGGCTTCTCGCCGTGGAGTCGATGCTGGCTCACCGGATGTCGCTGATCCTGCCCGCCGTTCCGCTGGAGCGTGTTAAATACCTCGAAGGCCAAGCCGACCGTAATTTCAACGATGCGGAGCAAGAGGAGCGCGATAAGTCCCCAATTTACTGGGCACCGAACATCTCGGTGTACACGTCGTAATGCCAAGATTCCTCGACACCACCGGACTGACCTCGGTTGCCATTGGTGTGTGCGACCGGTGCAAGATGAAGTACGCGTTCGTTCGCCTTGGACCCGATCCCAATTTCCCCGGACTTCGGGTGTGCGACACTGGGTGTCGCGACCAGTTCGACCCGTACCGTCTGCCCGCTCGCAAGACTGAGCGCATTAACCTGCGTTTCCCCCGTCCGGATGTGAGTGTTGCGGCGAATGATGATTACCTGATGACCGGCAGTCAGTCGATGGACGGCTCCAGCCAGTTCCAAATCTCTACGGAGGGGAACACGCAAACGCCGTCTACTAATGGCAATCGGGACACTATCGCTCCGAGTCCACCTAACAATACGAGTACATAATGTCAGCACAAGTAGCCATTACCCAACTACCCGCCGCCGGTGCAATCACTGGCACTGAGGCGGTCCCGATTGTACAGAACGGTGTGACGGTTCAGACGACGACCGGCGCGATCTCGGCGTCTCCATCGCAGACGCAGACATTCCTAACCAAAAATCAAGAGCCTACACTTCCCAACAGTCGCTACCTGTCCACTACGTCCGGTCTGACCTTGACCGACGGCGGGGCACAGTCTTTCTATCGAATCGCGCTCGATGGTGCGGCGGCGAGTCTTAACACCGCTGGCGGTGGTATCATTGTCAAAGACAGTAGCAATACAGTCATCAACCGCTCGATCGCAGTGTCGGGCAGTGGTCTAAGCGTTTCTAACGGCGATGGCACAGGCGGTAATCCGACGCTTGAATTGACTGGTATCGCGGCCTCTATCGCCGCGCTGTCCGGCACTGGCATGCTGGCGATTACCGGTGGTGGTACTTCGATTTCGGGCCGTACGCTAGCGGGAACCGCGAACCAGATCAACATTGCGAACGCTAACGGTGCGGCAAGTGCTCCGGTGTTTAGCATCGCGGATGACGCGGTACTTCCCGGTACTGGAGGCGTTGTAGTTCCTAATGGTACCACCGCACAGACTCCATCGGGCACTTCTGGTCAAATCAGATATAACACTGACTCACAACTATTCGAAGGCTTTGCGAATGGCTCTTGGACGCCCTTCAGCTTAGCCGGTGGCGTGTCTACCTTTAGCGCGGGATCAACTGGGCTTACCCCATCCGCGCCCGCCAGTGGTGTGGTGACACTCGGCGGTACATTGAACGTATCGAGTGGCGGTACTGGCGCGAATACTCTCACTGGATATATTAAGGGATCCGGAACTTCGTCAATGACGGCCAGTGCTACAATCCCAAATACGGATATTACTGGCTTGGGTACAATGTCCACGCAGAATGCTAGCGCAGTCGCGATTACTGGTGGGACGATTACTGGCGCAACGGTCACTGGTGGGACTATCGACAATACCACGATTGGTGCTACGACAGCCGCCGCCGGTACTTTTACTAGCGTAGCGATGACTACAGGTACGATCGCTACCGCCCCCTCTTCGAACACAGACATCGTAAACAAAGAATATGCCGACTCGATTGCTTCGGGTCTAAATTTCCATCCAGCTTGCGATTACGCGACGACGGCGGATCTGGGCACTGTTCTGTACAACAATGGTGTGTCGGGTGTCGGTGCGACATTGACCAAGACTGTGCCTTTATCTACGCTGACAATTGATGGTCATACGTTTGTAAGTGGCGATATTGGCAAGCGCGTGTTGCTCAAAAACGAGACGAATAGCGCGTACAACGGCGTATATACCGTGACGGCTGTAGGCTCCGGTGTAGCGGCATGGGTTCTTACCCGTGCGACTGACTACGATACGAGTGGAACTGGGACCAATGAGATCGACCAAGGCGATTTTGTGTTGGTCTTGTCCGGTTCGGCTAATGCTAACACATCTTGGGTTCAGCAGACACCTTTACCTATTACTGTTGGCACAACTGGCATCACCTTTGTTCAGTTCGGCGCGCCTTTGACCTACACTGCTGGTACGGGTTTAAATGAGTCGCCTTCCTATACATTCAACATTGCTAACACTGGCGTGACTGCGGCGACCTATGGCTCAGCCTCACAAGTCCCAGTACTCGCGGTTAATGCGCAAGGTCAATTAACCTCGGTCACTAACACTTCGATAGCGATCTCAGCCGGTGCGGTGTCCGGTCTTGCGGCATCTGCGACCACTGACACTACTAACGCATCAAACATTAGCTCCGGAACGCTTGGAACGGGCCGTTTGAGTGGTTCTTACACTGGCATCACAGGTGTTGGTACACTGACCGCTGGCACATGGAACGGCTCAACAATTGGCATCGGTTATGGCGGCACAGGTCTGACAGCTACGCCTACCAACGGTCAGTTGGCCATTGGTAATGGTTCTGGTTACACATTGGCGAACCTGACCGCAGGAACGAACGTCAGCATCTCAAACACCGCTGGTGGCATCACAATCTCTGCCACACCATCTTTCGGTGGGACTGTGACAAGTGTGGACATGACTGTCCCATCGTTCTTGTCAGTCTCTGGTAACCCGATCACGACAAGTGGCACTTTGGCTGTTACTTACTCTGGCACAGCTTTGCCAGTGGCTAATGGCGGTACAGGTGCAACAACGCTTTCAGGCTACTTGTTTGGTAACGGCACAAGCGCAGTAACAGCATCCACGACCATCCCTAATACAGCGATCACTGGTTTGGGAACAATGTCAACACAAAGTGCTGGCGCAGTAGCTATTACTGGTGGGACAATTAACGGAACATCGATTGGTGCGACAACGACATCAACGGGTGCATTTACTACTGTGACTGCCACTACTGGCATCTTCGGAGGAACCTTCTAATGGCGGCTACTGGCTACACCCCAATTTCGCTGTACTACAGCACCACGGCTTCTGCCGTACCTTCTGCTGGCAACCTTGCTAATGGCGAGCTTGCGCTGAACATTGCTGACATGAAGCTGTATGCAAAGAACGGCTCAGGTGTTGTGACGCTATTGGCATCAAATGCGGCAACGTCTGGTGTCAGCACCATTTCATTTGGCTCCACGGGCTTAACGCCAAGCACAGCATCAAATGGTGCAATTACTGTGGCAGGTACGTTGGCGGTCTCAAACGGTGGTACAGGGTCTACTAGCCTGACAGCAAACAATGTGTTGTTGGGTAATGGTACTTCTGCGTTGCAGGCGGTGGCCCCCGGCACCTCGGGCAACATCTTGACCTCTAACGGCACAACATGGACATCCGCCGCAAACACAGGCGTTTCAACAGGTAAAAGCATCGCAATGGCGATGATCTTCGGGTTCTAAGGAGCAATAAATGGCAAATCCAAACATCGTAAACGTCACGTCGATCTACGGCAACACGTCTTACCTTATTCCTAGCACGACAAGCGCAACCACTTGGACTGCGTTGACTCCTGCAACTGGCACTGTTAACAAGATTGACAACATCGTTGCGGCCAATGTGACAGCTTCTGCTGTTGCTGTGACTGTTTCGATCAATAGCGCAACTGGTGGTGGCGGTACAGCTTACCGCATCGCCTACCAGATCAGCGTCCCTGCCAACGCATCACTCATCATTGTGGACAAGACAACTGCTTTCTACTGCGGTGAAGGTCAATCCATTGTGGTGACTGTTGGCACTGGCAGTGCAATTGAATTGACAGCAAGCTACGAAGCAATCACCTGATAGGAGCGACTCTATGTCGATGCGCTATCAAGCCGCCATATTGACGGCATCGTATTTTCCGTTGCAGACGCCTGATGCTCCTACGATTGGTACAGCCACGGCTGGAAATACTCAAGTTTCTGTTGCTTTTACCGCCCCTACAAATGTGGGTGGTGGCGCAATCACGTCTTACATTGCGATTGTAAAAAACTCATCAACAGGCGATGTAGTGACAAACACAGGCGCATCTTCTCCAATTGTCGTAACTGGTTTAACAAATGGGGTTGCTTACACAGCTACCGTATCTGCTACAAATGCTTACGGTACTGGCCCTGCAAGTTCGGCAAGTGGTTCGTTTACTCCAGCCGCTCCAACTAACCCTTCATCAGTTGAGTATTTAGTAGTTGCTGGTGGCGGTGGTGGTGGTTCAACGCGAGGCGGTGGAGGCGGTGCAGGCGGCTACAGAACAGCCAGTGGTTTTGCAGTTACTGCTGGAACTCCAATTACCGTTACTGTTGGCGGTGGTGGAACTGGGTGGAATTGGACGACTTCTGCTCCCGCTGGTGGCAATGGAAGCAATTCTGTATTTAGTTCTATTACTTCTGTTGGCGGTGGTTTGGGTGGTGGTAGAAGCCCGAGTCAAGCAGGCCAAACTGGAGGTTCTGGTGGTGGCGGAGAAGGGGATGGAGGAGTTGCGGCAAATGGTGGTGCTGGCACTTCTGGACAAGGAAATTCTGGTGGAACATCTTCTGGAAACTACGGTTCTGGTGGTGGTGGCGCAGGAGCCGCTGGCGCCAATGCATCAAGCGCAACAACTGCTGGTGGTGTCGGTTTAGCATCTTCAATTTCTGGCTCTAGCACATATTACGCTGGAGGAGGTGGTGGTGGCGCTTTAACTGGTGCTGGTAGTGCTGGAGGAAATGGCGGAGGTGGTACTGGTGGCAACGGAACTACAAATACTGCTGGAACTGATGGAACTTCAAATACTGGTGGCGGTGGTGGCGGCGGCGGCGATAATGCAAATGGTGGCAACGGCGGCTCAGGCATTGTGATTATTCGCTACGCTGACACATACTCAGCCGCAACATCTACCACTGGTTCGCCAACAATTACTGTGGGTGGCGGTTATCGTATTTATAAATGGACGGGCAGTGGCTCGATTACTTTCTAAGGATAGTCAATGCCTAATTTCAATGGACTTTGGACATCACGACAACAGTTGCAAGCAATTGCGGCCAGTCTTTGGCCGTCCAAACCCGGTGCGCCAACGATCGGAACCGCAACAGCGGGGAATGCCAGCGCATCCGTAACTTTTACTGCGCCATCGCAAACTGGCTATCCAACAAGTCTTACCTATACCGTGACTTCAAGCCCCGGAGGTTTTACTGGCACTGGGTCATCTTCTCCAATTACTGTTTCTGGCTTGACAAATGGAACTGCGTACACATTCACAGTAACTGCAACAAATGCAACTGGCACTGGGCCAGCAAGCGGAGCTTCTAATAGCGTAACGCCAGTTGCTCCATCAAGGATTTTCACGATCTCCCCTTCGGTGTCTGGTAAGTCAACATGGAATCTTGATGTCGACGGGCCTCTTACATTGTCTGCATACGGTGATTGGACTATTACACCAAGTTCCACCTTTTCAGCATCAGTCAAAATGTGGGGTGGTGGTGGCGGTCGAGGTAATAACACAGGCGCAACGGGTGGTGGTGGCGGCTATGCGGGTGCTACTGTTTCGTTCACTAACGCCCAAGCGCACATTCTTTCTGTCGGGCAAGGCGGATTGTTTGGCAATCCATCGGGCAGTGCATTTAATGGTGGCGGCCCCGGTAAAGGGAGTTCGCAAAATGCTGGCGGCGGCGCTGGCTACACTGGAATTTTTAGGTCTTCCAAGACACAAGGGAATGCCGTTCTGATCGCTGGTGGTGGCGGTGGCAACGGTTATTCATTTGGCACAAACCAAGGTAACGGTGGCGCTGGAGGTGGCTCTAGTGGTCAATCTGGCTATGGCGGAAATCCCGGTGGTGATGTAAACAATCAAGGCACACAATCTGCTGGAGGCCCAAGTGGTAGTGGCTCTGCAACTTCTGGCTCTGCATTGCAAGGTGGTGATGGAACTGGTGGCAGTTACAACGGAGGCGGCGGTGGCGGCTATTACGGTGGTGGTGCTGGCGGTACATTTAGCACCCCGATTAGCACTAATTATGCAGGTGGAGGTGGTGGCTCAGGCTACTACAACCCAACTTACGCCTCCTCTGCCACACTGACAACTGGCAGTTACTCAACACCCGGCAACAGCGGGGATGCAAATCGCGGAACATCTGGCAATGGTTCAACATCGCAAGATACTGCTGGCAATGACGGCAAAATCTACATCGTATAAAGGACAAAAATGGCACATTACGCACAACTTGATGAAAACAACATCGTCTTGCAAGTCATCGTTGTTCACAACAACGACTGTATGCTTAATGGTGTAGAAGACGAAGAACGTGGTGAATTGTTTTGTAGAAGTCTTTTTGGCATAGACACCATTTGGAAAAAAACAAGTTACAACGCAACTATTCGTAAGAACTATGCTGGAATTGGCTACACATACGATGCAACTCGTGATGCATTTATCCCCCCACAGCCATTTGCAAGTTGGATTTTGAATGAAAGCAATTGTCATTGGGAATCGCCAACTGCCATGCCTACTGATGGCAAACAATACCAATGGGATGAGTCGTCTACTTCTTGGGTGGAGATTGTATGAGTGAACAATATCCCGGTGGGTTTATAACCAAGACCGCACCAACTGTATCGACATCGTCGGCACAGGGGATGTGGACTCTTTCTCAGCAGGCAGGTTATCAAAAGCAAGGTGTTTGGCCTCCAACATCTGCGTCTTCTGTTGAATACTTGGTCGTCGCTGGTGGTGGTGGTGGCGGCAATTACGTCGGTGGTGGTGGTGGCGCTGGTGGTTTTAGAACTGCTACAGGTCTTGCCGTAACTGCGGGTTCTGCAATAACAGTTACCGTTGGTGCAGGTGGTGCAGGAGCCACAACGGGCGGTCAAGTAAACAACGGTTCAAACTCTGTATTTAGCTCAATCACTTCAACTGGCGGTGGAGGTGGCGGCTCTTATTTTGCTGGTTTTAGAAACGGCGGTAATGGTGGTTCTGGTGGTGGCGGTTGTCCAACTGGTTCTATTGGTACTGGAGGTACAGGAACATCTGGTCAAGGAAATGCGGGTGGTTTGTCAATTTCTGTAACTGGTACTGCGGATGATTACAACAGGGGTGGTGGTGGTGGTGGAGCTTCTTCTTCTGGAGCTTATGGAGGTTCTGGCGGTAATGGCGGCTCTGGAACATCAAGCAGTATTTCTGGCGCATCTGTAACTTATGCGGGTGGCGGTGGTGCGGGTGTTCAAAACAATACAGAAAGTTCTGGTGGTTCTGGTGGCGGTGGTTTAGGTGGTGGCGGTAGCATTAACAACGGCGGTGCGGCTACGACTAACACTGGTGGTGGCGGTGGCGGTGGTGGATCTGGGTTCAATGGCGGTAATGGTGGTTCTGGAATAGTAATTATTCGTTACGCAGACACTTTCCCAGCCGCAACCTCAACCACTGGTTCGCCGACAATCACTGTGGCTGGTGGATACCGCGTATACAAATGGACATCTTCTGGCTCAATCACTTTCTAAGGAATAAAAATGCATCTACAACTACCAATTGAAACAGTCAATCAAGTTCTTGGTTACCTTGGCACACGCCCCTATCAAGAGGTGTACAGCCTGATTCAAGCAATTCAAGACGCCGCAAAACCACCAAAGGTCGAAGATGGAAACAGTGGAGACTAAATTGTCCGTGCATGAAGCAGTGTGCGCCCAGCGTTACGAGCGTATTAACGAATCGCTGGACAGCGGTAAAAAACGTATGAAGACGATAGAAATATTGCTTTACATCACTATTGCCGCAGTGCTTCTTGGTCCCGGCGTTGCCGCCGAGTTTGTTAAAAAGCTATTGGGGATCTAATGTTCGAACTCGTAAGTGGTGGACTGTTCGGCGGTTTGATCGGAGGTCTCTTCCGACTCGCTCCCGAGGTGCTCAAGTATTTCGACAAGAAGAACGAGCGAGAGCATGAACTCGCGATGTTTGCCCGCCAATGTGAACTCGAGACGCTCCGGGGCCAGCAAAAGCTCGCCGAGATCGGGGCACAACGCGAAGCCGCCGTGGACGTCGGGGTCATGGACGCGTTCAAAGCGGCGATCGACCAGCAAGCCGAGATGGTCAAAGCCGCCGGAGGCTGGTCCGCGAGCCTATCAGCTTCCGTCCGACCCGTGGTCACCTACTGGATTATGGCTTTGTGGTCGTTCATTCACCTCTGGTTCGCGTGGCAAGCTCATCGCGCCGGAGCCTCGCCCGAGGTGGTGTTCAAGACCATGATGACCGTGGACTTCTGCGCTTTGGTGTCGGGCACCATCAACTACTGGTTCCTCGACCGCACCCTCAAGCAACGCGGGCTATGAATCTGGAACTGGCCGCCGAACTTTGCCGCAGGTTCGAAGGCTACCGGGCGAAGCCCTACCTCTGCCCGGCCGGAGTGCCGACTATTGGGTACGGCTCCACATACTACGCTGATGGCCGTAAGGTGACTCTCGAGGACCTCCCAATGGACGAACCCACGGCTCGTGCGCTCTTAATGGCGGAGTTACTCCACACCTACGCTCCCGGTGCTATACGTCAGTGTCCGAATCTCCTCGTCCTCGCCGCGCAGGGCGACCCCCGGAAGCTGAATGCGATCGTGGACTTTTGCTACAATCTCGGTATCGGGCGGCTTCAGACCTCGACACTCCGGCGCAAGATCAACGCTGGCGACTGGGAGGGCGCGAAAGAGCAATTGATGCTGTGGACCCGGGGTGGCGGCAAGGTGTTGCCGGGGCTACTCAAGAGGCGCACCGCCGAGTGTGCTTTGCTGGATTGACCTGATGCTAAAAACATGGTATAATTTCGTCCAACGTTGCCATTCGTGTGAAGGACTTCTATGACTGCCGCGTCGGTGATGACCTACGACTCCCTTGTTGAAAACATCCAGTCCTATCTGGAGCGTAACGACACCGCTACTCTCGACAAGATCCCTCTCTTCATCATGCTCGCCGAGCAGGTGATCGCGTCCAAGATCAAATTCCTTGGTAACTTGACCGTCAACACGAGTAACATGGTGGCCAACAACGCCGTGATCGCGAAGCCCGCTCGGTGGCACAAGACAGTATCGATGAATATCACAGTAGCCGGTGAGCGTCAGCCCGTGCTCCTGCGCAAGTACGAGTACCTTCGTAACTATGCTCCGGACCCCACCGAGACTGGGATGCCGAAGTATTACGCGGACTACGATTATTCGAATTGGCTCGTCGCCCCCACGCCCGATTCCGCGTACGACTTCGAGGTGTTGTACTACGAGCGGGTGCAACCACTGGACTCAAGTAACCAGACGAACTGGTTCACGGTATATGCACCGCAAGCATTGCTCTACGGCTCGCTCTTGCAAGCGATGCCATTCCTGAAAAACGACGATCGTATTCCGATGTGGCAAGCGCAATACGACGCTATCATGGCCACATTGAGCGAGGAGGACAAACTCCGTGTCGCTGATCGCCAAGCTATTGCGGTGGATTCATGAGCTACGTCAGTCCATTCACCGGTGACGTCATTCAGCCGACAGATGTCAGCTTTCGGTCTGTAACGCTTTCGGCCAATACTCAGCTCCAATGGCCCGTTAACGGCAACACGAACACGGACTACGCTACCCGAATTATGCAGGTAACGGCGACGGCGGGGGGCCTCAGCCTCTACATGCCGCCTGCAAACCAGAACTCGGTGGGCAATGATGCGCTGATCCGCAACATTGGCTCGAACACGTTCACCGTCAAAGACTATGCGGGCACGAACACCATCGTGTCGATTGCGGCGGGCGAGTCTAAGTACATCTACATCACGACGAACCCCGATGCTCAAGGCACTTGGGGCAATATCTCATTCGGCACTGGAACATCTTCTGCTGACGCCGCGACACTTGCGGGTTATGGACTTGTAGCCAGTGGTGCAACACTGAATCAGAGCCACCCAAGCGCGGCGATAACTAGCGGCTCCACGTTTGCGACGACCGATCGAGCACAGACTCGTATGTGGTCAAGCGGATCTGGTACTGCCACACTCCCACTTTCCGCGACACTTGGTAATAACTGGTTCACACTATTTAAGAACGACGGTTCGGGATCTTTTACGATTTCTTGCTCTGGTGCTGAACTGATCGATGGGAACTCGACCAAAACGTTCAACCCGTCAGAATCTGCGTTCATTGTGTGTACTGGAACTGGTTATGTAACGGTCGGCTACGGCGTTAGCTCACAATTCGTATTTACTGCCTTAACCAAGAATGTTACCGGCGGCAGTTACGTATTGACGAACAACGAAGCCGCAAACACGATTCAAGAATATGTCGGCAGTCTCGTGAGTAATGTGACTGTGACGTTCCCGCCCGTAGTGAACTTGTACGTGATCTCGAATCAAACGACCGACAATGGTTACAGTTTAACTATTACGACTGGACTTGGATATACAGCTATAATTCCTCCGGGTCAGCAAGCTACATTGATCTGCGACGGCACTAATTTCCTCAATGCCAACACTACCCAAGCGGGCGCGACTTCGGTCAGTCTAGTAGATGGCACAGTTGGTACTCCATCGCTCAACTTCGCGGCTGAAACTAGTACAGGTATTTATCGTCCCGGCTCTGGTCAACTCGGTATTTCGGTGCTTGGTACTGAAATCGTGAATGTGAATGCCAGTGGTGTTGATGTCACTGGCGTTGGTACATTCTCCGGCGGCATCGCAGGAGGTACGTTCACATGACCAAAAAGGTCTTTGCCCTTGATACAAAACCCGGCGTCCAGCGCGACGGTACGATATTCGACAAGCAGTTTTACAATTCCGGCCGCTGGGTACGCTTTCAGCGTGGGCGTCCACGCAAAATCGGCGGTTATCGCGAGATCGTTAACGACTTGGCTGGTCCTTCTCGTGGCATCTATCTCAATCCCCAGCAGAATTTCAACAATGTGTTTAGTGGTTACTCGGACGGCCTTCAGCTCCTGCCTATTAACAATAGCGGCGTGGGTTCCGGCATCACTGACATGACACTCACTGGGTTTACTCCCAGTGATTACAATCTGTGGCAGTTCGACACATTTTACGACGTGAGCGGATCGGGCGATAACCTACTCTTAGCGCATCCCGGCCAGAATCTCGCACTGATCGATAACAACGTCAATACGCCAGTGCTCGGCGGTTCCGTTACCGGTACTAGCCTGAGTCCGATCGGAGTATTCACACAGGTCGCCGCGACAATCACATCAGGCTCTCCAAACATCACACTGTCCACTGCGAATATTCAGATCGGAGCGGGACAGTCGGTGTCCGGCACTGGTATTCCAACTGGTGCGACCGTGGTGTCAATCACTACAACGGCTTTGGTGATCTCCGCGCCAGCCACGGCGAATGGATCCTCAATTACGTTAACATTCGACAATAATATTTCGGTGTCTGGTGGTGTAGTGACACTTCACCCCTATGTATTCGTGTACGGCAATAGCGGTCTGATTAAGAACTGCTCGGCTGGCAACGCACAGGATTGGGTATCGGCTGATGCCAATGAGGTGTCGGTGGCTACCGGCAAGATCGTGCAAGGCCTCCCAGTGCGTGGTGGTTCGAACGCTCCATCCGGACTCTTTTGGAGCTTGGACTCACTTATTCGCGTGTCCTATATTGGCGGTGTGGGCACTCCTCCACAGTTCTGGCGATATGACCTGATTTCGAGTCAATCCTCGATCTTGTCCTCGCAGTCCGTCATCGAATACGACGGCGTGTACTATTGGTGCGGCGTCGATCGATTCCTGCTCTACAATGGTGTCGTTAAAGAGATTCCGAATACGTTTAACCAGAACTACTTCTTTGATAACCTGAACTACGCACAACGCGAAAAAGTGTGGGTATCTAAGGTCCCACGGTTCGGCGAGATTTGGTGGTTCTACCCACGCGGCGACGCGACTGAATGTACAGACGCGATCATTTACAACGTGCGCGAGAATTGCTGGTACGACGCTGGCGAATCGGTCGGTGCACAAAGGTCTGCCGGTTACTTCTCGCAGGTGTTCCACTATCCAATTACTGCTGAATGGAATACGAATGCTACTGGTGGCGTGCTCGAGTTCACACTAACTAATGCGGGATCTGGGTATACTAACGGTACGTACAACAACCAGCCATTGACCGGCGGTATTGGCACAGGAGCAACCGCTAACATTGTGGTCGCCGGTGGCGTCGTAACTTCCGTCGTAATCAATGGTCACGGCACCGACTACACAGTCGGCAATGTGTTATCCGCCGCGCTCCCTGCCGGATCGAATTTCGCGATCACCGTAGATTCCTTGATGAACTTCGTGTCGCTGTGGCAAAACGAGATCGGCACTGACAAAGTACAGGGCGCGACTGCGCTGGCGATCGAATCGTACTTCGAGACCAACGACCTCGGGTGGGTGTCGGGCGGTCCTGCACAGCCCTCGCCCGAAGGCCTGAACAAGGCATTACACCTCGAACGTGTAGAACCCGATTTCGTACAAGCGGGCGAAATGGAGCTGTACGTCACAGGACGTCCATTCGCTCAAGCCGATGATGTGACCACTGGCCCCTATCTCTTCAACCCCGACACACGCAAGATTGATATGCGTGAACAACGTCGCGAACTGCGCCTGAAATTCGTGTCGAATGTGGCGGGCGGTAACTACCAACTTGGTCGTGTGATCCTCGACGCTGACACTGGCGATGTGAGACCGTACTAATGGCGAACATTCTTAATCCCACTCAGGTCTATGACCCTCGTTACCACACTTTCGAGTCGTGGGCGTGCCTTATGTGTGAACTCTACGCTCCACAACAGCTCTCGATTCCGGACGCAAGCACTGACTGGAAAGATTGGGGTGCGGGCTTGAAAGCGATCGACGTCTTCACGAATGAGGGTATTCCCGGGCCTTACCAGTTCGATGATTGGCAAGAGTGGGCCGAGCAACTCGTTAACGCTGTTAACCCTGCGGTGAACTAACATGGCACTCTACGAACAACTCTCCGCCGCTAGCACCCCCGAAGATATTGCCGCCGCCTATAACGAATTCGTAGGCCTCGCAGGTGGTGATACTGCCGCTGTGCAACAACAAGCAATCGATTATCTGAGCACGCTTGGAATTGGTGCCCCCACCATCTCGCAAGCCTACAATATCTACTCGCAACCGCAGGCTGAAGCCCCTGCAGTGCAATCACCGCTGGCTACTGTCGCTGGCACTTTGTCGAAGGCGAATAGCGATACAGTCTCGAATGCTCCAGCTAATGTTTTAGGTGGTGTGATTTTGGCTGGGGACAGTTGGCTAGCCGGTGATGAGAAAACTAATCTTGCAAACTCGGCTTTCGGTCAAAATGTTACTAATGTGGCAGTTGGTGGATACAAGACACAAGATGTCTTAAATCAGCTTAATGCATTCGAAAGTCAAGGCGGCACATTCGCTCCCGGCACTACTGTGGTGCTCGATATTGGTGCGAATGACATAGCGTCCGGCGTTGATCGTGATACGGTACGTAGTAATATTAACGAAATCGTCTCAAGATTAGATGCGGTAGGCGTCAATGTCGTTTTGTCTGGTGCACCAACCGCTACTTCGTATGCAGATGCGATTGCACGTTCAGATTTAAAAATGGATGATCTGTACAGGGATGTTGCAAGCAATAATAGCAACGTCACCCTTGTTGATGCGATGTCTGGATTGCTGAACGACAAGACTTTGATGGATGAAAGTGGGTTTCATTTAAAAGATGATGCCTCCAAAGCTTTATTCATTAACCAACTCGCCGACGCCTATCAAAGCCTCACCCCATTACAGAAAACGGCAGTATCGAATAAAGTGGCAGATGCTGGTTCATCTGATCCCGCTAGTTTAGCCAAAGCGATTGACGAAGTCGCTGGAACTAATCTAGCCACGACATCTACCAAGTCTCAAGCTGTAGATTTGACCAAAGCTACTGATTTGAATAATGGGACATTTCTTACTCCGTCTGGGCAAATCGTCGACTCCGAAGGTAGTTTAGTAAAAGATACAGGTTCGTCTGCTACTGCTACATTAACTCAACAAATACTCGCACAAAATCTTACCGATAAATGGTCGGGTCAAGGTTACGGAACAGCTCAGGCCAATGCCGCAGACATGGCCGGGATTATGGCAAGTATCGGGATAACCGATATAAATCAATTCGGTGAGATCACAAAAACTATCCCAGCGTATTATATTGATACTGAGAATGGTCAAGAGTATGTCCCAGAGCAAACTGTTAAAACTTACGGAAATAAGCTGACGGGTCAAGAGGTGCCAAACACCTATAGCGAACGCCAGACGGGTAATGCTTGGGGCGGCACATTCGCTGGGTCAGGTAATACAGGCTATCGTGTGCAATTCACACCCGATGGGAAACCGATCTTTTATACGACTGGAGCTTCAAGTAGCGATATTGGCCAAATCGCCCCATTCCTCGCGATAGCTCAATTCATCCCGGGTGTTGCCCCATTTGCCATGGCCCTAAACGCCGCGATCGCTATTGACCAAGGTGACGTGCTCGGCGGTCTCGCAAGCATGGCCGGTCTTGGTGGATACACTGATATCGCCACCGGCTTGCGCGTAGCGAAGGCTATCGACCAAGGCGACATGGGTGCGCTGGCGATGTCGCTGTTGCAAAACGAGACAGTGGGCCAGATGGCTGGTAGCACGATGCTTACCGATACGATCTCACTTGCCGACGCTGGAAATGCGTACAGTGTGGCCGATAATGTGAGCAAAGGAAATTACGCTGGTGCTCTGAATTCACTCGGTACGCTTACAGGTAGCGCCGATACTAAGACTGCAGGAGCCGCACTGAATCTGGTTAATGCGATTAATTCGGGCAACGAAGTCGCCATTATTAACGCCGTGGCTGGACTTAACAACACGATCAAAGCGGCTGACAATCTTGCGAATGCTAACATCGCCAAGTCCGTAGCCACCAGTGTGTCCAGTGGTGCCGATGCATTCGTACAAGCCAAGCAAGCTGGTGCGACAGATGAGGATGCGTTGAGTGCCGCCAACACTGTGACCGGTACGACCAAGACTACTCAAGTCACCGATAACCGTGCGCAGAATACACTAAACCTTGATAATGCGGACGTTAATTCGCTCGATGAGGCCGCCGCACTCGCGATTGCTAAAGGCAACGATTCATTCACTGTGGACGGCAAGACTTACATTGTGAACAAGGCGACCGGTGATCTGCCCGCAGACGAGAAGCAAGCGGCTGACACTCGACTTGTAAAGAGCTACTTGAACTCGCTGGGCAAGACTGACGTGGCTCAGCTCACTGACGCAGAGCGACAAAATTACCTGAATAATTACGACAAGTTTACTGCTGGTGGTACTGGCGTACTCAAGGCCGCTACACTCGCCGACGTATTGAGTGGTAATTCAACGTACAGTGCGGCTGAATCGATCGAGAACAGTAAATATACTAACCCATTCACGGTCGAGGTCAGGGGAGTGGGTAGCACCGGGGTTGAGACTACCCCCGAAGTCTCGAACGTCGCTAAGGCCGGTGACGAGCTAACTAAGTGGGCGAATAGTCTCACGGGACCTGAGGCCGATACGATCAAGCAATTGATTTCCACCACCTCCGGCTTACTTGGCGAGCAACTCGCAGATATCGGTACGGCCGCCAGCCAAACCGGGCTAGTTGGCCGCTACAACGCGTTGGTGCAATTCGGTCAACAGCTAGAGAAGGTCGGTAAAGACCTCGAAATTCCGGCGGTTACGGCCGCAAACCAGAATTTCTGGGACAAAGTGCAAGCCGAAGAGGGCTACACCGGCAAGCTCGCCGCCGCGCTGAAAGCTATTCAAGAACAGCCATTGGCGCTCGTCGCCGCCGCTAAAGAGGTGGGTCAAGAGGCACTGCCGATGCTCCTCGGCGGAGCCGCGTTCAAGTATGGCGGCAAGATGCTCGGCGTACTCACTGACATGAGTGCCAATGCGCTCGAGTCCATGGGTTCGAATAATCGCCAAACATTCAATGACGAGCTGGCTAAGGGCACCCCTGCTGATCAAGCCGAGAAGATCGCGGAACGTAATGGTATCCTCGCTGGTGCGATCACGATGGGAACCGCTGGGCTGGTGGACACGACCCTAATCAAGTCTTATGAGAAAGCACTTGAGAAGTTCACTGGCCGCGTGGCGGCTGGGGCTGGCAAAGAATTCCCCGAAGAGAGCTTCGAGGAACTGGCGATCGCGTTGGCTACCGGAGATGACCTTAACACTGCGCTCACCAAATCGGTGATCGGCGGCTTCACAGGTGCCAAGGCATCTGGCACGATTTCCGGAGTCAGTGGTACATCACACGGCAGTGTTAATACCGAATTGAAGAACGCTTTCGCTGAGCAAGGCCTCACCTCCACCGATGGTTCTTTCCGTCCCGAGACTATCACGAAGATTACTGACACTGGTGCAGGCACTACAGGTGGCAAGACCACCGTGACTGAAGTTGATACAGGTGCGAGCACTAATGCGGCCACGGATTTTGCGTCGATCTTCGAGACGACCGGCAATACTACGCAAGCTGTCGATTCCTCAGTGAGCAATGCTGTAAGCAACGGCGCGAATGTGGATACCACCATCTCCTCTGTCGTGAACGCCGCGACCAACACCGGGGCTAATGCCAACGCTGTCGCCGCCACCGCCGCCAATGCCGCAGTGCTGTCGGGTGCGAATGTAACCACGGCATCCAACGCCGCTACAACAGCCGCGTCCAATGTGACCACGGGTACTAACACCACAACCGGTGCGAATACCAACACTGGTACAAACGCGAACAGCAATACGAGCACCAACGCCAACACCGGCGTGACTACCAACACCACAGTCGATACTAATACGAACTCGGCGACTACGACGACGACTAACACGAATACCAACACGAACACGTCAGTCAACACGAATACTAATACGAATATTAATACTACGGTTAACACTAACAACAACACCGGTATTAATACTAACACCACAGTGGATAACAACACCGGGGTGACGACGAACACGGTGACTGACACCAACACGAATACCACCGCTACGATTACCACCAACACCGACACGGGTGAAGTGACCAGTGTGGACGGCCCGGTGACTGTGATTAACAAAGACGTGGTCAAGATCGGTGACACAGTAGTCAATATCAACACGGGCGAGGTGCTCGACCCCAGCGTTGTCACCAAGACCACGCCGGTTACTAAGACTCCCACCACCCCTTCTACTCCTTCCAAGCAGGTGTTGATGGGTGGTTCGGGCCTCATTGAACCCACTTACGCCGCCAAAGACCACGACATCTCGGAGACGTGGCTCGGTGGCCGATTCCGAAATATCGCCCCGCTTGCCGGGATGGGAATACTAATGCCGGAGAGCACCCCTATGTTCCAAGAAACACAAGCACTTTCTGCCCTGCGCCGTGCCGCCGGACTCGAAGACGAGGCCAAGAAGCCCGAAGCGGACTATTACGCCTACGGCACAGAGCCGTCCTACTCGAAAGTCCTCGAGCCGTTCATGAACGGGGGGACTGTACAGAACCATGCCGACGGTGGTAAAATAATGGCTTCTCCACTCATGGCGGCGTCAGGCGGCGATGTACCACACAAAGGCTCACACTACGTGCAAGGCGCAGGAGGCGGCCAAGACGACCTTATCCCCGCCAAGCTCGCCGATGGTGAATATGTCTTCGACGCTGAAATCGTGGCCGCACTGGGCGACGGTTCGAACAAAGAGGGTGCCAAGAAGCTGGATGCAATGCGGGAAGCAATCCGCAAGCACAAGCGTGGCGGTTCACTCAAATCAATTCCTCCCAAGGCTAAATCGCCCTTGGCATATCTGAAAGGCGCATTATGAGCATCCTCCAAGGTGATCCTCTACCGAATATCACGACTACCAAAGAGGTAGAGACCAAGGGTCCCGACTGGTACAACCAATACCTCGAGAGCCTCGCCGCCCCCGGCACCGAATTGCTCGGCAAGACCGGTGCAGAGCTGGTCGCACCCATGTCCGAACTCCAGACCGGGGTGCTCGATACCGCCAAGTCGGGCGGGTTGGGTGGCTACGAGACGATGCTGGGCGAAGCTCAAGACACGGCACGACTCGCGGCCGCTGGCGTCACACCCGAGATGATCCAAGGGTTCATGAATCCCTACACCTCCGGTGTGGTCGACGAAATGGAGCGACTCCAACAGCAGAATCTTCAGCGTTCACTGATCCCCTCGCTCAAAGGCGCATTTGCCGGTACTGGTGGTGTGGGTAGTCAACGGATGTTCGGCGCGATGGGCCAGATGGGAGCGGACGTTCAGGCGAACTTGCTCGGTGCACAGACTAAGCAATTGGCATCCGGCTACGACAGCGCACTGAAAGCGGCGATGGACCAAGCTAATCTCTACCGCTCAGCGGCCGAGACCGAAAAGGGACTTGCTACCACCGAACTTGACGCGAAGCTTAAAGAACTCGAGCGCATGTACAGTCTTGGTGGCGAGGAGCAGAAGCTGGAGCAGGCCCAGATTATGGCACCACTCACTGCCGCTACTGGTGCGGCCAATGTGTTCTCGAATGTCAAAGTGCCGAGCACTGTGTCCGAGGAAGCCAACGCTCCGATCCCCGGCGCCTACTCCACGTCGCCGCTGGCCCAAATCGCCGGTCTCGGTTCACTGTTCGCCGCCGCACCTAGTGGCACAAGCGCCGCGTCGGGATTTGGCAATGCAATCAGCTCGTTGGGTTCCTCACTGAGTAATATTTTCAGTGGTAACAATAACCTTTTGAATCAACGTGTTAACATGCCATCTGATATTACTCAGATGGACTGGGAATCTTGAGGTAAGCTATGGCAGACACTGCAGAAGATACAAGCGGCTACAGCCCACTGCTGGCGCAGATGCTCAAGATCGACCCCGAGAAGATCGGGAGTGTATCGCTCTCGGCTCTTGGACGACAGGCGATGGGCGCGGATACCGACGCCTATAAAGCCGCGAAAGCGGAAGTGGACGCGGCACGCGAGACGATGAAGCAGGCGTTGCAGGACCGTAAGGGCCGCATTGACCCCACCTACCTTGCACTTGCACAGGGCTTCCTAGCTCCTACCCGCACTGGCTCCTTTGGCGAATCACTGGGCACTGCCGTTGGTGGTTACAGCAAAGCGCAAGAAGCCGAAGCCGACCGAAACGCTCAGCTCGCCAAGATGCGCTACGAGTTGGCCTTGAAAGCCGTGGACGAGGAAAAAGAAGCCGCACGCCTCGGTCTCAATGTGGTGTCCAAGCTCACGCCAAAGCTTACCGCGTACCAGCAACAGGTGCAATCCGAGGGTGTCGATCCGCGCTCACCCGAAGGCATCTCGCGCATCAAAGAACTGCTCGCGGTGGACAAGGCTACACCCGAGATGAAAGCGTACGCCGCGCAAGCTGGTATCTCGCTCACAGATCCACAGTTCGCGATGAAGTTCAAGATGTACGAGGACACGAAGAGCCTACGCGACATTGCCACTCGCCTGAACCTCAATCTTAATGATCCCGCACAACTCGTGCAAGCCCAGCAAGAGGCCCAGCGCGATGCGTTCCGCAAGGATAACAAGCTCGTGGCCGACGCCTTGCAGACTTTTGGTGGCGATCCGCTTAATCCGAAGGACCTCAAGCGTGCGCAGGGTATCGTGGACGAGAATGTGCGTCTCGAACAACAAGGCAAGCGTGCTACGATCGCTCAGCAGATCGCTCAGACCACCCGCACCAAGCAAGAGATCGATGACCACATTCGCAGTGGCGATTTTAACGCGGTGGCCGCGAAAGCCGTGGACGTTGGTGTGCCGATCGATCCGAAGGTTTCCTACGCGGGCCTGAACAAGCTCGAGGCCGCCAAGAAGCGCGAACACGATCTGAACGAGTCCGCAAAATACATCCGCGAGAAGATCTCGCCGTTTACCTCCGGGATCGACGACGACATTCAAGACCTGCGCCGTGCGCTGAAGCTCAACTCCGAAATTAGCACTGGGTACACCTACGGCATGGGCCTCGGCATTGGCGACCTCGCGAAGCTCACCTCCGGGGATCGCGCCAAGATCAACGAGTTTGACTCGCTCTCCGCACTGGCCGCGAAGCAGAACCGCATTCCGGGCGATTCCAATGTGTCGAACTTGGACGTCAAGATGATGCAACTCGGTACGTTCAGCTCCGACAAAGAGCCTTCGACCAACGAGACCCTCATCAAGTTCAAGCTTGCACAACGCGAGCGCGACAAGGACTTCAACAAGTACATGGCCGACTACGCCGCCGTGAATGGTGCCATTACACCTTATGCTGAAGCCCAGTGGCGTCGCTATCTAGATGCTAACCCCATCACCACTCGCGACGAAAAAGGCAAGGTTACGATCAACCCGAACCGCATGACTTATCAGCAATACTTCAGCATGCCCCGAGTGCGTGTTGACAGCCAAGGACGGGAGACTCAGCAATGACCATCGAGCGAGTAATCAACGGCACGATCTACGAATTCCCCGATGGTACACCCGAAACCACCATTCGGAAGTTCACACTGACGAAGGCTGGGACGCCCGAATCTGCGGCTCCAGCGGCTCCTGCACAACCGCAAGCCAAACGTCCTGAAGCCTTTTTGCCCGGTGCGGCGGGTCAGGCACTACAAGGCTTGTCCATGGGCTTCTCCGACGAAGCCATTGCTCGGATGCGCTCACTGGGCGGTGACCAGAGCTACGAGGATTTGGTGAAAGCCGAGCGCGAAGGTCTGCGTAAATACGCTGAGGAGAACCCCCGCACTGCCGTGGCGTCGGAATTGGGAGGCGCACTCGTGCCCGCTCTTTTCACCGCCGGGGCTGGCGCGATCCCACAAGTGACTAAGGCCGTTGGCCCCAAGCTCGCGAATTTGCTCTTCGGTACTGCTCCAAGCATCCCCCGCATGATGGGGTACGGTGCCGGATCCGGTGCAGTGACCGCCGTTGGAACTTCCGAGAAGGAACCCGCCGAATGGGGCGGGGAGGCTCTGCGCGGCGGTGCCGCTGGTGCCGTTACTACCGGTGCGATGGGACTGCTCGGCAAATACGCCTTGATGCCCGCATTCCAAAAGATCAAGACCACGATGGGTTTCGGCGACGCGAATAAGGCGGCCGACCTCGCGATCGTGAAGGCACTGGAGAAGGACGGGATGACCCCCGACCAAGCGTTGGCTAAGATGCAAGCCATGTCCCGTGGCGAGATCACCCTCGCGGACCTCGGCGAGAACACTGCCGCACTCCTGCGTCGCGCCACTGCCGCTCCGTCGCCCGCCCGAATCATGGGCAAGTCCGAACTCGCTACCCGCGAGATGGAGCGCATCCCCCGGGTGTCGGAGGACCTTCGTACCCTGATGTCCGGCTCCAAGGATTTCTACACGGACGTGCTCGATCTCACTAAAAAGCGTGCTCAAGAAGCCGAGCCTCTGTACAAAGCCGCGTGGGACAGTGCCCCGACGTTCAGTCCCACCACTGCACCCGACATCGCCAAGCTCCGGAATCTCCCTACCTTCAAGGAGGCGATGAAGATCGGTGCGAAGCGTATGGCGGACAACGAGCTGGATATTGCCGATCCCAAGAATACCCTACGTGCTTTGCACGAGACCAAGATCGCACTGGACGACATGATCGAGAGCGCGATGCGCGAGGGTAAAGGCGGTCAGGCCGGTACGCTCTTAGATATGAAGAAGCGGCTCCTCGCCGACATGGAGAAAGCTTCACCCGAGTACCGGATCGCACGGCAAACCTTTGCCGGTGATTCCGAGCTGTTGACGGCGATGAAGGAGGGCCAGCGTATTTACACACTGCCCGAGATGGACATGCGCAAGCTCATCGATCGTTTCAAGGATTCGCCCTCGGAGTACGATGCTTTCCGCGCTGGTATTTCCCAAGCGATGCTGGAAAAGCTCCGCACTGCGGGTCCAGCCGCTGACCCCATGAAGTCGATTCTGTCTCGTGACGCCGAGCAAAAGCTTCGCCGCGCATTCCGCGATGACGCCGCATTCGACGAATTCAAAGACCGTTTGGTTCAGGAGCAACGGATGCTCCAGACCGAGAAGTCCGGATTCCGTCGCACGCCACTGGATACCGACCTCGACCAAGGCGCGGGTGGAGTGGGTGCCGCCGCGAACTTGATGGCCGGTCGCCCTTTTACCGCCGCCGGAGATGCCCTGCGCGCCCAGTTCCCAAATCTCGTAGGTATGCCCCCTCGGATCGCCCAGCCGACCACCGAGAAGCTCCTGACGCCCACGGCCAAGGTGGATTCGGTGATCGAGAGTATCATGGACTCGCTGAAACAGCAGGAGCAGTCGCTCTTGACTTCCAGCCGTGTCACGACCGGTGGTGCCACCCTCGCTGGGGGCCTTGCCGCCGCCCGAGATCCCAAGAATCAGTACCCCGAGGACATGATGCGCCCACCGAAGATCGAGCTTAGCGGCATGGCCAACCCGCCCGCCGGTCCCGCACCATCTCCCTTGGGTTCTCTCGGCCAGTAAGCTACTAATATAGCTCCCCACCCCTTCGACGCGCTCGGAGGGGCTTCTCTTCACCCCGCCTTACGTTCAGCTTACGTGCGCATGCACGAGAGAACCCCTGTATAGACTTCCTGTTCCATTAAGATGGTACGGCGTCTGGAACGCTCTAGTGTCTCGAAGCCCGCGTCCTTCGGGGCTTGAATGTGTCGTGTTCCGTTGTATCCCCCGTTCCATCATATACCCCCCTATTCGAACCACGGCGTTGACAGAGCATTCCCCCCGCGTGCGCATGGAACAATGGTACAGAGGGCCTGTCTGTCGAATGGGAGAGGGTGTTCCATCATGTGTTCCATTGCTATGGAACGGTGGAACAAACGGTGGGGATTGCTGTTCCGATGGCGAGATGTTATAATTCTACCAGCCCACAGCGGTGGTGTCAATATATAGACGTATAGAGAGGTGAAACGATGACTAGTCTAGTTCAAGACTACGCGAATCTGTTCGCTGGGAATCTGCGGTCCTTTGGACAGTGGGACCCGGCTACTGGTAATATGGTAACGGAGAAATCCGAGGTAACGCTCCAGCACTACGCGGACCATTTGGAGGGTCGGATGGGGCTGGGTATAGTCCCAATCACGGACGGCGGTACGGTGCTCTTCGGGTGTATCGATGTGGATAATCACGGCAAAGGCTCGGATGGGTCCGACATCGACATCCCGAAGCTTGTGGAGAAGATCGAGCATTATCGGCTCCCGCTGGTAGCTACCCGGAGCAAGTCGGGTGGAGCACACTTGTACCTGTTCGGCGAGGAGTATCTTCCGGCCAAGCTCGTGATTCGGCTCCTGAATTCGTGGCGCGACATGCTCCAAATCCCGAACCACGTGGACATCTTCCCGAAGCAGGACTCGCTGACCACGTCCAGTGGCGAGAAGTCGCTCGGGAACTGGATTAACCTGCCGTTCTTCGACAAAGACAAGACGGTGCGGTACGCGGTGGATGACAAAGGTCAGAAGATGTCGTTCGAGCTGTTCATTACCTACGCCCAGTCGCGTCGGGTTACAGTGGCGGCACTGCAGGAGATGGCCCACCGGGAGCACTTGGAGGCCCCGCCGTGCATCCAAAAGATGATCCACACGGGCGTCGAATCCGGTTCTCGCAACGACTCAATGTATAATGTGGTGGTGTATCTTAAGCGTGCCCGCCCCGACACGTTCTTTGACGATGCGATGGCACTGAACCGCACAATGTTCGACAAGCCGCTCGGTCCCGCTGAAGCCAAGAAGGTGATTCGGTCCGCGTCGCGCCGTGACTACTTGTACAAATGTAGCGAGGAGCCGTGCAAGTCGCTCTGCGACCGCAAGGTGTGCGTAACCCGCGAGTTCGGTATCTCGACCGAGGAGAGCAAAGAGCTTGATGCACAGGACCAACTGCCGCAGTTCACCGAACTGATCGAGTACCAGTCTGAACCCCCACGCTGGGGCATCCACGTCAACGGGAAGCTTATCGCGAACATCCCGACTATTATCCTACGTGACCCCGCCGCAATGGGCACGCTGATCTTCGAACAGCTCAAGATCAATATCCCCAAGATTACTCAAGATTCGTGGCGACGCCGCATTCTCGACCCGCTCATCCCGACCTTACGGGTGATCGAAGTGCCAAAAGAAGCGAGTGCGTCGGGTATCATTGCCGCGAAGTTCAACGAATTCGTGCAAAAGGCCGACCTGACCTCCGATGGCACCAACACTGAGGATCGCAAGGCACTGACCCGCAACATCCCTGTGGTGCAAGTCATCAACGGCGTGCGGTGTATCGTGTTCCGGGGCACGGCCTTCTCCGAATTCCTCAAGCGCAACAAAGCCGAGGTAATGACGGGGATGGACTTGTGGACGTCATTGCGGCGAGACTGTGGCGCGGACCACGACAAGCTCCGAATCCCGGGCGGCAAGCCCATCAATGTCTGGTATGCTCCTATAACTGAAGATCACGAGGTGAAAGTCGATGAACCCAAGTTCCGATCAGAATTCTAAAGTGCAGATCGCCTACGATGCAAAGACCAGTCGATTCGTTATCCACTCGCCGCCGTGGATGGTGGACAAGATTCGCCGTATTCCCAATCGGCGTTGGGATTCTCGTCGCCGCGTGTGGACAGCTCCTGCTCTACGGGCTAATAGCGAGTTCCTGCTTGGTAATTTTGACGCTGACACATTTACAAGCGATGCTCGCACGGTTGCAACTGAGACTATCGAGCGCGTACGCACGAATCAAGTAGCGGCGTTTCCGCCGGTCTACACGTTCAAGACTACGCCACGACCCTACCAGCTCAAAGGCCTCGATCATGCGTGGAATAAGAGCACATTCGCGTTCTACATGGATATGGGTACGGGCAAGACCAAGACTTCGCTCGACCTCTTTGCCGCCTACTTTATGGACGCCAAGGTGGACCGAGTGCTGATCGTCACCAAGTTCAGCACACGCAAGAACTGGGAACGTGAGGTCCTCATCCATTGCCCGATGGAGTGCGACACGATGATTCTCGACACCGGGAAGCCCAAGGCGTTCGAGGAGTGGAATACCGCGACCGATGGCCGCCTGAAGTTTCTGATCGTCGGCACCGAGTCGCTGGCGGCCGGTGGTGCGGTGCATCTTGCGCAAAAGTTCGTGGACTGCAGTACCCGCGTCGGCATGATCGTGGACGAGGCGCATATGATCAAAAATCACTCAGCGGTGCGCAGTAAGAACTGCGTCAAGCTGGGCAAATCCGCGAATTACAAAGTGATCATGACGGGCACGCCAGTGGCGAATGGCCCCATGGACATCTTCATGCAATTCGAGTTCCTCGATCCGAACATTATCGGGATCGGGGATTTCTACTCTTTCCGCAATCGGTACGCGATCATGGGCGGGTATGAGGATCGGCAAGTGGTGGGCTACCAGAATATGGAAGAGCTTATCGAGCTGATCTCGCCGTTCATCTACCAAGTTCGCAAGTCCGAGGTGCTGACGGAGTTACCACCAAAAGTGTATCAGACCCGCGAGGTCCAGCTAACTGATGAACAAAAACGACTATATAAAGACATTGCTAAACGTGACAAGACGGTATCTGGAGATCAAGGAATCACCGTCAAGACGGTGCTTGAGCGAATGCTCCGGCTCCAAGAGATCGCCGGGGGTATCATCACCTTCGAGCGCAACCCCGACCTCTACGATGCGGCGAAGTTCACGCACAATCGCATTGCAGGAAAGAATCCGAAAGTCGAAGAGCTACTCGCTATAGCCGAGGAGAACGACGCCAGTACGATCGTGTGGTGCCGGTTTATCGAGGAAATTCGTATGGTGTGCGAGGCCCTGCGCGAGAAGTACGGGCACGACTCTGTGGTGGAAATCCATGGCGGCATCTCCGAGAATGACCGCGACCACAACGTGCAGAATCTGTTCCAGACTGGCAAAGCGCGATTTCTTGTGGGCAACGCGGCCACCGGCGGTGTAGGTCTGAACATGACTCGTGCGGAGTTGGTAGTGTACTACTCCAATTCGTTCTCTTTCACCGATCGCGAGCAGTCCGAGGACCGTGCACACCGGATTGGGCAGACGCGAAGCGTAACGTACATCGACATCATCGCCGAAGGCACTGTGGATGCGGCCGTCACGCAAGCGTTACGCGAGAAAAAGGATGTGAGCGAGTTCGTGCGGACGAGCATCAACGACCGAAACGATCGGAACTTGCTAGGCACGCTCGTGTAGTGTATAATAGAGCACATAGAGATTAGAACATAGAGGAAGTATGCAAAAACCCGTAGTATTCGTTACTCAAGAAGTTACGACCGCCAACTATCAGGATGTGGAACGCTTTGGCGAACCCGTATTCCTGTCCACCAGCGAGGTGTCGAATGTCCCGGATTCCCTCCACAATCAAAAGCTCATCGCCTTCATCCGAAGCCGATTCGACAAGTACGACCCCGCCGTTGACTTCATCGCCCCCAGCGGAAGTCCTATCGTCGCGGGGTTGGTATTTGCGATGGCTCGAGAAAGAGGAGACACCTTCAACATCCTCAAGTGGAACAACCGCGATCGCCAATACACAGCGATCCGAATCGGAGTAAAGGGAGAAAAGAATGTCTACTGAGATCGATAACGAGTACTCGAAATACGATAATGTACCGCTTGTCGAGTTGGTGCACGCGATGTCCACGATGCAGAATCGCAAAGAGGCACTCGAGGACCAGCTCAAGATCGTGAACAAGGAATTCGACTTTCTGCGTATCACGAAGATTCCCGCCAAGATGGAAGAGGACGGCGTGGACCGCATTAATGTGACCGGCATTGGCCGCGTGTCGCTGACAGCGGACATGCACGTGTCGGTAAAGGCCGACCAAAAGTCCGAATTCTTCACGTGGCTCCGCGACAATGGTCGTGGCGACCTCTTGCAGGAGAATATCAACCCGTCTACTCTTAAGGCGGCCGTGAAGAAGATGTTCCGCGAAGGCGAAGAAGTGCCAGATACTCTTCTGAATGTGTCACCTTTTACGCGTGCGTCAATCACGCGGACCTGAATTCGGCAATAATGCCGGACAACCCGCACGCGATGCGTGCATGTAACTAGGAGCTAGCGATGGCTAAAAATCAAGTAGCAGTAAAAGAAGAGTTCGAACTTGTGACTAACGAGATTCCGGATTTTTTAAAGCAAGGTAATCGGGGCGCGGAGAATGTCGGTACTGACGACATGATTATCCCCCGCATAGAGCTGATCCAAGCACTGTCCCCAGTGCGCAAGAAAAGCGATCCCGCCTACATCGAAGGCGCAGAGGAAGGAATGCTGTACAATAACGTCACTCGCACGCTGTACGGCACTGAGGTCACTGTGGTGCCGGTGTACTACACGAAGCAGTTCCTCGTGTGGAAAGACCGTAAGGCGGGCGGTGGTGGTAGCAACGGCTTCCGTGGAGCGTTCGCCACAAAAGAACTGGCCGACCGCGCAATCGCGGAGCTGGCCGAAGAAGCGTTGGAAGTGTCCGATACGGCTCAACACTTCGTGCTGGTTCGCAATGGCGACGACTGGCAAGAAGCGGTGATCTCGATGGCCAAGTCCAAGATCAAGGTGTCCAAGCGTTGGAATTCGCTGATGCGACTCACCAACACGGACTCGTTCAGCCGCGCCTACAAGCTGTCGGCAGTGACCGAGACCAATGCAAGGAACGAAAGCTACTTCAACTTCAACGTCTCGGCCCTTGGGTTCGTGAATAAGGACCTGTACGAGCGTGCCGAGAAGCTGTATGAAACGATCCGCGCCGGTGGTGTCAAGGTCTCCAATGACTACGACGGCGAAGTGAACGAAGTCGCAGAATCCGAGTATTGATTAACCACGGGGGCTTCGGCCCCCACTAAAGGACTAATATGGCTACTAAAAAGCAAGTCGAGACACCGGCAGAAGACGTGCTCGAAGAATTCAAAGAGATCGTATCCACGATGCCTATCCCTCCAGTTTCACAGGACGAGAGCGACGAAGAGCGTCGGGTTCGCAATATCAACACGTCTTTTGACGCGAATGTTCACTATCTGCGCACTCTACGCGACGCCTACCACGACAGTGCGGTGCAAGAGATGTTTACCACAGCGATCGCGCACACAGTCACGGCTCAAATGTGGGCAGTGCGTGCAGTGAAGTATCGCGGCTAATGCAAGTTCACGCCATCTACGGACCCCCCGGGACTGGCAAGACCACGGAGCTGTTGCGGCGAGTGAAGGAGACTCGCGATTCAGGCATTCAAGCCGAACGAGTCGCTTTCGTCTCTTTCACCCGTGCGGCGGCATCCGAGGCACTCTCCCGGCTGGGTCTCAAGCGATCGGACAATGTGTCCACCATCCACGCGATGGCTTTTCGTCACATGGGCTTGCGGCAAACGCAAGTAGTGGACGCGATGAAGCTTCGCGAATTTTCAACAGTAATGGGGATACCGATTATTGGTAAATCCCCGGAAGACGATGAGGAGCGTGCCGATGGAGACTTCTACCTTGACCTACTCAATTACGCCCGGAACACCTTTTCCAATCCGGCAGAGGTGTACGACATCTCGGACCGGCCGGGTACTCGGGCCGAGTTTAATGCGTTCGTTCGGGCATACGCTGATTGGAAATCTACGTATGGCTATTACGACTTCACCGATATGCTTGAGCGTGCCGCCACTGGCGCGGTTCGAGCGGACGCCGAGGTTGTATTTGTCGACGAAGCTCAAGACCTATCACCTCTTCAGTGGGCTGTTATCGAGAAGCTCGTCAGACGTTCTCACGAAGTGCATATCGCAGGGGACGACGATCAGGCGATTTATACGTGGGCCGGTGCGGATGTACACGGTATGGCACGATTCACACAAAAGCACAAGGGTGATAGCCATGTGCTCTCGTACTCGCATCGACTTCCTGCTTCAGTCCACGCACGATCTCAAGACCTCATCCGTCGAGTCGCATTCCGCGTGGATAAGGAGTTTAGTCCCAAAGCAGATTTGGGATTGGTCCGATTACACGGGTCGATACACTCCGTGGACATCACGCATGGAGAAGATATACTTCTACTGGGACGGACGCATTCAGTCCTTCGGGAAGTTGAGCAATCGCTCATCGAACGTCGGATTCCGTACACACGCGAATCGGGACGCCCTGGACTTTACCAGAATCGTTATGCCGCCGGTCTCCGAGCGTTCCGCAAGATGGGCCGAGGCGAGCGAATCACCGATGGGGAGCGAAACGCAATATTCACCATTTCCAGTGCTGAGACTCGCAGGCTTCTTGAAGCGGGCGACCTCGCCACTCTTGGTCGAACCCCATTTTACGTGGCCCTCCAAATCCCCGGCCGAGTCGTGGACTTTTACGCAGACGCTGACCTCGACACTGAGCCGACTATCCGACTCTCTACGATTCATGCGGCAAAAGGCCATGAAGCGGATCGAGTCATTCTTCTCACCGACATGACCACGCGGGTACAGCAGACCGCCGAGAAGTCACCGGACGACGAGGTCCGAGTGTTCTACGTCGGAATGACTCGATCCAAGCGCGTACTAGATATAGTGGAGGGGTACAACGGCTACAAATTGTGATAGTTGACAGACAGTATCGTGGGTGGTATAATAGCCACTTCAGTAACCAACAGATAGAGGACATTCAAGATGGCGTACGACAACACTAATTCGGGCATGATGGCTCGAAATGAGAATCGCAAGACCGACAAGCACCCGGAATTCTCCGGCTCGATCAACGTAGAGGGTGTGGATTATTGGCTCTCGGCGTGGGTAAACGAGGGCAAGCCCGGCGGGAAGCTCGAAGGCAAGAAATACTTCTCCATTAAGCTGTCGCGCAAAGAAGGCGGTTCTGCCGCTACTGGCCGTCCAGCCAGCGACTCCAATTTCGTGTCTGACGACATCCCGTTCTGATGACCGAATTCCCACGCATTGACCACGCTCCGGTGGTGGTCATCGACACCGAGACCACGGGGCTGAAGTGGTGGGCCGACAAGCTGTTCGGCATTTCCATCGCGCTCCCCGGGTTCTCGGGGTACTGGGACGTCCGGTCCGATCCTTACGTGATCACGTGGCTCAACGACCTAATCGCCGAGAAACGTGTCGATCTGTGGGTCGGCCATAACCTCAAATTCGACCTCCACTTCCTGCGGGAAGCTGGTGTGGCGATTCCGCTGGACCGAATCGACTGCACGATGACCCGTGCCGCCCTGATCTCGGAGCACGAACCCACGTACGCACTCGACTTCCTCGCCCGCAAATACTGCGGGATGAAGAAGGACGACGAGATCTACGAGGAGATGTCGCGCATCTTCGGTGGCCGCCCGACTCGCAACGCGCAGATGCCGAACATTTCACGCGCTCCGATCAGCATTGTGTCCAAGTACGCGATCCAAGACGCCGTGGTGACGCTGGCACTGTACAACTGGCAAGAGGAGCAGATGCGGACGCAGAATCTCGCGCAGGTTCACAAGCTCGAGCGCGACCTAATGCCCGTGATTATGGATATGGAAGAGCAGGGTGTGCGGGTGGACGTTGGGCTGGCTGAGAAGGCCGTCCGTGACCTCACCGTGCGCGTTGACAATATGCAGAGGGATCTGAATAGCTTGGCCGGTTTCGAGGTCAACCCGAACCCTTCCGGATCGATCGCCGATCTGTTCAAGCCCAAGCTCGGGGACGATAATGAGTGGTATCTCATCGACGGCACGAAAGCGGACAAGACCGACGGCGGCAAGGCCTCGATCAACGCCGACTGCTTGCGACGCATGAAGCACCCCGCCGCGAAGATGATTCTCGACTTGCGCAAAATGCTCAAGACTCGCGACACTTTCCTTTCGGGCCACATTCTCGGACATGAACACGATGGCATCATTCATTGCAACTATAACCAGACTAAGAATGACAGTGAAGCGGGTACAGGCACTGGACGGCTCAGTGTTACAAATCCGGCTCTACAACAAATACCTTCGCGGGACACTGCTATTAAGGCGTTGGTCCGGCCGATTTTCAAGTCGGATTTTGGAGCTAAATGGCTGGGTCTGGACTGGTCCCAATTCGAGTTTCGGGTCGCTAACCATTACGGTCAAGTTCCCGCGATCTTGGAGGCGTACAAGGCGAACCCGCAACTAGACTTCCACCAATTGGTGTCGGACATGACCGGGATCCCCCGCAACGCCCAGTACGCCGGTGGCCCGTCCTCCAAGGCGATTAACCTCGGACTCGCGTTTAACATGGGATCCGGCCGACTGGCACAGGAGTGCGGATTGCCCTACACCGAGGAGGTGGGACCCAGTGGCAACGTGTTCCTGAAGGCGGGACCCGAGGCGATGGCACTGTTCGAGAAGTACCACGCCGCGAACCCCGGGATGCGCAACACCGCGCAGAAGGCGAGTAACATCGCGAAGGAGCGTGGCTCAGTGCACTCGGTGATGGGACGCCGCTTGCGCTTTCCCGGTGGACAATTCGTGCACAAGGCGTCGGGGCTGATCTACCAAGCCACCAGCGCGGACTGCATGAAGCAAAAGCTCATCGAACTGCACAAGTACTTAACCGCCGAAGGCTGTGGGCGACTACTGCTGACGGTACACGACGAGGTGGGTATATCGCTCGATAATGACTCACTCGACAAAGCGCATGAGGTAGCACGAATCTACACGACCTTTGATGGTGTAGAATGCCCCATTCATCTACGTGTTCCAATCACGTGCGACTGGGGTGTAGGCGAAGACTGGTACGAAGCGAAAGGATAGAGGTAATGGACAATATTAGAATCGTAGTCGATCTGCAATACGGGAGCACCGGCAAGGGGCTGATCGTGGGCAAGATCGCGGAGGACGTGGCACCCGACACGGTGATCACCGCGTGGGCACCCAATGCGGGGCACACGTACATCGCCAAAGACGGACGCAAGTTCATCCACACACACCTTGCCAATGGCATCGTGTCGCCCGGTCTCCGTCGAGTGCTACTCGGCCCCGGCTCGTTGATTAACCCTCAGCAACTGCTGGCCGAGATCGCCGCGTGCTCCGATTTACTCGAGGACGTGCAGATTCTCATCCACCCGCACGCCGCCGTAGTGACAGACCGTCACATCGAGGAGGAAGCCGGGCCGATGACCAAGATCGGTTCGACTAAAAAAGGCGTGGGTGCCGCAATGTGCCAGCGCATTCGACGCGATCCGGATGACCTGAATATCGCCGCCGATTGTGAGGAACTGTCGAAATATGTGGTCACTGTAGCCGCCTATCGCACCGCACTGCGCGACGCCAAAACCGTGCTGGTCGAAGGCGCACAGGGCTACGGGCTGTCGATGTACCACGGCTTTTACCCCTACACTACCTCGCGCGACGTGAGCCTGTGGCAGATCCTTGCCGATTGCGGTATCCCGTACGACTTGCTCCCACATATCATGGGCGAGCTGGCGATCAACGTGGTCGGCACGTGCCGTACCTACCCAATCCGAGTGGCGAACCGATTCGACACGCACGGCACACAAGTCGGGTACTCCGGCCCGTGCTACGGCGACCAAATCGAGATCTCGTTCGAGGAGATCGGGCAGAAGACCGAGCTGACCACTGTCACCAAGCTCCCACGCCGCATCTTTACGTTTAGCCGCCAGCAGATCGCGGAGGCGATCGAGTACAATGGTGCTCGCGAGATCTTCCTGAACTTCGTTAATTACTGCCGGAGCGAAGAAGAGGTGCGCGACATCGTAGAATCAATCGAACGCACGCCGGAGACGGTGGTCAGGTGGATCGGACTGGGACCCGAGTACAAAGACGTGTATTCAATGCCACAGTACGGTGCCGAGGCGCGAATTGCGCGAATTCTTGAACTTTGGAGAGCTTATGCTACAGGTAGAATCAACAGTACACACGGATGAAGCCAATGAACTTCCATGGGCGATTCATCCCGAACGGGCGGCAGAAATTGTCGATGCGCAAGGCGCAACCGTCGCGTCTTTCGAAGTCCGTCACCACTTGCGTGGTGTTATGGGGAACTGCGATAAAAATGCCGACCTTGCGGTCCGTGCGGTCAACGCGTATAAAAAGCGTGGTGGCGCAGATATCCGACAACTTCAGGATCGAATTACCAAGTGGGCTGACGCGAACTTTCCGGCGCGTACCACTGCGGACATCCTCCTCAAGCTCTACGAGGAGGTGGGCGAGTACGCTCGTAACCCAAAAGCCGCTCTCGAAATGGGTGACATCATGATCCTCTTGCTCGACGTCGCACACAAAAACGGTATAGACGTACATAGGGCAGTGGAGGAGAAGATGGACATCAACGAGACCCGCACGTGGGCGGTGGATAGTCACACGAGGATCATGCGCCATGTCGAAACGGAATGACGAATTTAACAAGTGGTACGAGCAGACCTTCGGTGGTGTGCTCGGGTCCGAGGACGACGAGAATCGGGAAGCGGTGAAGAAGATCTGGAATGGCGCACTGGAGCACATCGCTCGCCGGTACGAATTTCAGCTCTTCGACGAACTGTCGGGCGACCAGATTGCGGACCAGATCCGCCGACTGCAGGCGGTGAAATCATGAACACTGAGCATATCGAACATATGTGGAAGGTGGCGAGCAATGATCCGAATCATGACACGAATTGGCATGACCCAGTTGTCGTAGCTTTCGCTAACTTGGTTGCAAAACACACACTTGCAAACATTGACCCAAGCAGTTTTATGTCATGGCAAGAGGGGTACGAGGCAGGTAAGCAGACTGAGCGTGAGGCGTGTGCAAAGGTATGTGATGAATACGATGTAGCAGAGGATGTGAATTCCTGCGACACGGCTGAAGGAATTGCCATTGCCATCCGAGCAAGGGGACAAGCATGAACACACAACCCGAAGCCCTGAGGTTTGCAAATGCATTGGATGTAATGGCGCGTGGACTTATTGGAACGGCGAATCATATAGAAGCCGCTTCAGAACTGCGCCGCCTGTTTCAGTTGGCACACGATCAGCACACGGAGATTTATGGTTTGAAACTTGAAGTGGAAAACCTGCGCGCCGCCATCCGAGCAAGGGGGCAAGCATGACTTGGCCCTTCCCACCCTTCCCGAATCCGAAGCACAAAGATGTGCGCAAGCCTAAATTTAACCCCGAGAATTACGAGGACGCACCCATATGAGTTTAACAGTATACGAACAACTTCGCGCATGCCACGTTAGACGCTGGCACATCGTGCAGACGTCGCGAGAGCAGACGCTGGCCGAGCATTCTTTCGCAGTCGCGGTGATAGCGGGGTCCCTTGCGGCGGCTATGCGCTGGAACGGACTCTTGCAGGAGTCGGGCAAGCTCAAGCTCTTGCAGTGGGCACTCGCGCACGACATCATCGAGGTGCGCACCGGGGATATGCCGACGCCGTTCAAGCGAGACCTAGAAGCCGTAGGGGGTAAGGGTATCGTGGAAAAGGCCGAGGACCGAGTGGACGCCGACACGATGGCCGCTTACCGTCAGGTGCGCGGGACCGAAGTCGAGACGATCGTCAAGCTCGCGGACCAGATCGAGGCGATCTTTTTCCTGCAGGACAACGGAGTCGGGGCACACGCCAAGCAAGTGCTCGATGGCCTTCGTGCGATCCTGTCCGACATGGTGAACGAGGCCGAACGCCAGTTCCCCAAGCTGTCGCCCCGCGAGTCGGTGCGCCGCGTTTGCAACGATATAGGCATTACAGGGGGATGGTTATGAACTGCATCAAGTGCGGCGAGGACACCCGAGTCACGACCACGTACCAAAACGCCAATGGCATCACCCGCCGTCGCCGGATTTGTAACCACTGCGAATTTCGCTTCACCACCCGCGAAAAGGCCGACGAGCGCGATATAGAGCGTGCCGAACTGCCCGAGCCGCCGAAGGACAAGAAAAAGAAGGGGGTTGACAACCTATCGCAGGTGTGGTATAATTCGTCCCCTACCAATAAACCATAGAGGACACCACACGATGACGATTCGCACCCCCGTATTCTACCACCCGGCCCAAGAGGTCTCCTACGACTTTATCTCGGTGAGCAAGATCCCCAAGTTCATCGCCCAGTCGGGTGCGGAGGTGCGTTCCGACTTCGGTCCCTACACGACGGCTGACTTGGAGGAGGCCCACAGCCGTGAGTATGTCCATGGGGTCCTCGACCATACCACTCCGAACGGCTTCGGCACGATCGACCCCGAGCTTACTAACTCGCTCCTGTACTCGAACGCCGGCCACTGGACGGCGGCTCGCCACGTGCTCCAGCACGGCGGTGTCGCGTGCTCCGCGACGCAGGGCTTCCACCACGCGCACTTCGAGGACGGCTACGGCTACTGCACGTTCAACGGCCTGATGATCACCGCGATGAAGGCACTGCGCAACGGCGCGAAGAACGTGCTGATTATCGACGGCGATGGACACCACGGCGATGGCACCGAGGACGTGATGGACCACCTGATGATCCGGGGCCGCGTGGTGCACATCACTCGCCCCGACATAGGACGCCCTATCCACTCGCAGTGGAATGCCAAGATGTGGCAGTCGTTTGCTAAGGGATTGATTCGAGACTCGAAGGCGGGTATAATTCTGTATCAGGCCGGTGCTGACGCTTGGGACCGCGATCCCTATGGCGTCGGATACCTGTCCAAGGAGGGTCTTGCGGCCCGCGATCGTGGCATCTTCACCGCCGCACGCGACGCCGGGGTCCCATTAGTCTGGAATCTGGCCGGTGGATACGCGAAGAAGATGCAAGACACGATCGACATCCACCTGCAAACGCTGGCAATCAGCGACGAGGTCTACCATGCCACTGCCGAATCAACTGTCGTTCGCTGACCTAATGCAAGGGGTGGGTAAGGGCCATCGCGCTCTTGCCGCTCTCCCCGAAGCCCAGCGTATTCCGCTCGGAATGCGGCAAGCGCAGAAGACCATGCTCCCCGCCGAGGTGCTGGAGCAGTACAACAAGGCCGGGATTTTCGGCAAGACTACCAGCGGCGAGCCGATTCGTGCCACAATGTCCTCGATGAATCAGGATGCCGTGAAAAGCGGATTCATGCCGCAGACGGGCAAGATCCGACTTGACCCCGAGAGCAAAGTGCCAAAGGACCTCGACGAGGCGCACGCACGCGGCTACCACCCGAACATCACTTGGGACCGTGGACGAGTGCGTCCCGGTAAAGAGGATATGGGGTACGGCCTCGAGCAGTACATGATAGCGGCGGCGGCACGGGATCCCCGCTACCAGTCCGCGATGCGTCAGCCCTTTTCCAGCTCGCGCCCCGATCCGGTAATGACCGAACTGTACGCGATGGACGTCAAGCCCGACGCCTACGGAATGCGGGACCCCGATTCCGCATGGTGGAAGAATCTACCGGCGAAAGGTAAAGAGCTGTACGCGCTGGCGTACGACATGATGCGAGCACAGGGCCACGGCAATGTGTCTTCGCACCTGACCGATGTGAACACCGCCCGACGACTGGGCAACATCGCGTCGCACTCGCTCGGCCACGGCGACCTCGGCTTCATCGCTCCGGTGGAGGAATGGGGCCATATGCCCGGAATGTCGGGCCAGCTCTTCTCCAGCCCCGTCCAGTCCGCACACGCCGAGGACTACTACCTCAAGAAGCTCTTTGGCGGCCCCGGTCTCAAGACGAACCAAAAGACCGACGAACTGATGGACGCGGCGGCGGACCTGCGCACGCCCGATTTCTTGCAGATGACGCCGGACCAGACCCTCGGCACGCTTTTCACACGCGAAGCGCAGATGGCGGGAGCCTATGGCCCCGGCACTGGCACCCAGTCGCCCCTGCGAGTCAGCCAAGTGCGTCCCTACGAGAACGTCTTGCTCAAGAATCTAGCCGAGCCTCAAGTGCTCGCGAACCCCGGTAGCATCCAAGGCGCGATGGGTCCCACAACGCTGGGCCGACAGGCGACCACCGAGGCGATCATTCGCGGAATGCTCAAAGGGTACGAACCCGAGGAGGTGATCGAGCGTTTGGTGCTCGAAGCCCCCGCCGGTGCCTACAAGGGCCGGTACAAAAAAGGAGGACTGGCTCATGCCGCAGTCATCGCTTGATCTAGATGGGGTGGTCGCGGAGCGCGGCGCATCGTACGGCGACTACACGACCCAAGCCGAGATCGCCCAAACGCTGAAGGACCTATTTCGCGAGTGCCCCGGCTGGGAGCGGCTGGAGTACCACCAGCGCGAATCGCTCGACATGATCGCGTGCAAGGCCTCCCGGATTTTGAACGGCGACCCGAATCACCTCGACTCGTGGGTGGACATCGCGGGGTACGCGACCATCGTGGCGGCACGAATACCGAAGGGGGGTATTGACAAGGCTACCCCACCTGTGGTATAATACAGGTTCTGGGTTGATAAGACGATCCAGTACCCCATCAATCGATAGACACTATAGAGGACACACAATCATGGCAAAGACTACTACTAAACCCGTCGCGATCACTACCGACATGGTGGACGAACTCGCCAGCGTACGTGACCAGCTCAAGGCCCTGACCGCCCGCGAGAAGTACCTGAAGGGGATCTTCCGCAAGGGCGGCGACGCGATCTACCGTGGTGACCAGCACCAAATCGAGATCAAGTTCACGACCCGCCCACAGCTCGACATGGATGCCGTCCGCGCAAAGCTCTCGGCCGAGTGGATCGAAGAGCACACCGGCGAAGTCGAGGTGATGAACATCCGCCAGATGGAGATCGTAAAATGAAGGTGACCCCCTACACGACCAAGACCGGCATCCAAATCGGGTGCATGTACCAGCCGAAGCAGACGTGGGAGCCGAGCGCGGACATGGAAAGGCTCCAGCTCTCGCTACTCAACCCCAGCTATCGCCCAACGGCCACGTTAGTGATCGACACGATCTTGTGGCTCGCGAGTGTGGTACTGATCGCATTGTTAATCGTAGGAGTACACTATGCTTGAAGACGACGAAGTCGAACAGGACGAGGGCGAGAACACTTGCCCCATTTGTAACGCTGGCATGGAGGCCCGGTGCTTGGAGTCCAAGACCGACCCCCGGCACGACATCTTTTGGGCCAAGTACGGCTACGAGTGCGGCGAGTGTGGTCACAAAGGCGACACTTGGGAAGTACTGGCGGATTAGACGATACTTGACAGGTTATTCCACCTGTGTTATAATTCATTCTTCATCAACACATAGAGGACACTAGACATCATGGCACACGAACTACACACAAATGCGGCTGGCAAGGCATCAATGGCTTACGCGGGCGACACCCCTTGGCACGGCTTGGGTCAGCGACTCACACCCGACGCACCACTCGACGTTTGGACTCGCGAAGCGGGACTCGACTGGGAGGTGAAAAAAGGCGCGATCGCCTACGAGGTGCGCGACGAGGAGGACAATCCGGTCCGTATGCAGACCGTCCCCGCACGTTGGGCACTGTACCGCTCCGACACCGGTGCGCCCCTGTCCGTGATGTCGAGCAATTACCACATCACTCAGCCCCGCGCCGTGATGGAGTTCTTCCGCGACCTGACTGAAGGTGGCGATTTCAAGATGGAGACCGCTGGCGTCCTGCGCAACGGCTCCACCTACTGGGCGTTGGCCAAGGCCGAGGATTCGTTCGACGTGGGCGGCGGTGACGTGGTCCTGCCCTACCTCTTGCTCGCGACGTCTTGCGACGGCTCGATGTCGAACACCGCGCAGTTCACGACCACCCGAGTGGTGTGCAACAATACGCTGTCGCTCGCCGTGGCGAACAAGACCGGCCAAATCCGCGTGCCGCACAGCACCCAGTTCAACGCCGAGAAGTTCAAGGCAGAGCTTGGCCTGTGCGCGGATACTTGGAGCCAGTTCAAGACGAACGCGACCACGCTGTCCAAGCGCAAGGTGTCGAAAGAGGAGGCGGCCCGCTACTTCCTCGACGTATTCTACGGCGAGGAAGCCGAGTCGATCGACGTCGAAGCCAAGCGTCCGATGATCGAGCTGGTGACCAAGATCTACCTCGACGGTGTGGGCCAGCGAGCCAAGACCGCACAAGGCACCGCGTGGGGACTGCTCAACGCCGTCACCCGATTCGCCGACCACGAGCGCAAAGCCGCGTCCCGCGACACTCGCCTCCAGTCCGCTTGGTTCGGTGCCGGTGCCCGACTGAAACGCGACGCCTTGACACAGGCTCTCGCGCTGGTATAATTGGGGTTCATGGTTCTGCAGTTGCCGTGAGATTTTAAAGGGGCTTCGGCCCCTTCTTTTTAAACACATAGAGGAAATTATGACTAGAATAGTCTGGACCAACGAGGAAAAGGTCGCTATCTTCGCCCACATGATCGAGGTCTTCCGGCAGTTCCCGAAGCTCGGTCGTAAAGAAGCACTCAAGCGAGCGCAGACCGTACTAAACGCCAGCCGGTGGATCAAAGTCACTGACCAACGCGTGTTCAACTACAAAGACCGCATTGAAGTCGCCCGGCAGAAGGCCCAGCAGGAGTCGAAGAAGAAGCCTCCGGAGGCCGTCGTCGCCCCTGCCCCTATACTAGCCCCAACCCCCGCGCCCGAGCGCAAGGAGAGTACCACGGAACGCCTCGCTCAGGCATTCGAGCGACTGCTGGACATTATGGCCGACGCGGTGGCGGCTAAGGTGGCCGAGCGGATCACTCCACCGATGTCTCGCGAGGAGCTGACGCGGCACGTGGACCAACAATTCGAGGCGGAGTTCACCAAATACCCGAGGCCCCGCCACGACCCCCAGCCCATTCGTCACCCTACCGGCTACGCGAAACCCGGCGTGCTCGTAATCGGACTACTACCGGCACAGGCTCATCACGTGAGCCACCTGTTGGCCCAGTATTTGGACCTGTCCTTTTTCACCGCTGAGGAAGCCATCACGTTCCCCAAGCTCACCCGGGCACACACGGTGCTGATGACCAAGTTCATTTCGCACGCCGTGCAGGACAAATACCGCAAGTCCCCGAAGCTCCACTTCTGCAACGGAAGCGTGGCCGTGCTGATTAGCCTCCTCGAAGGAATCTACAAAGAGTCGAGGGGTACTTGACAGATTGTAGCACCTGTGTTATAATATAACCTTTTTAACAACACATAGAGGACAACACCATGCAAGCTAAAACCTACACCAGCCCCGAGCAGTCTATGTACGGGTGCGACATCGAAGAGTTCAAGGCGTCTGTACGCCGCTCGATCACCTACCGCTTCACCGGCGGCAACATGGTCGTCGCGGGTCTGATGTCCGACGCGCAGGAGCTGATGGCCATGGGCGATAGCGAGACCGCCCGCCAGTACCTGAACCGTGCAAAGTCGATCCTGTTCGACATCATGGACGGCGAAATGTCCGGTAGTGCGGAGGTGAAGTGATGAACCGCACGATCTCCTACACTGACCTCGCGGCACTCTTTCGCCGCAAATTCGCCCACTCCGATTTGTACTCGTGCGAGTGCGCCCTGCGCGACTGCTATGACGCGCTGTTAGCCGTCGGTGAGCACCGCGACCCCGAATACGCTCGGAAGCTGTGGTGCGAAATCGACGCCATCCGCGATCGCCAAATGGCGATCAATAAGAACGCTCGTGAACTCAAAGAAATGAGGGCCTACCCATGATGATACTCAACTCCGCCATGGACCTGATCGACGCGATCGCCAATCGGGACCTCAAGCCCATTGCCTACTCGGGGCACGAATACGGACGCAACTGCGTCGCCTGTATCGTCGAAGCTGGCTCTTGGCTCGGACTCGAGGGCTTGCCCAAGGCGGGTGCCACGGTGGACCAGATGGGCAAAGACTATATCGTCTACTGGCCCCGTGCCGAATGGACCGAGAGCGTGCAAGAGTACGTTGACACCATCTACGACCCGTCGGGAAAGGTAGAATGACCCTATTCGCTGTAGGGTCGTTTGCGGGGGTATTGACAAACCCATTGCACCCGTGTTATAATACAGGTTCTGGATTGATAAAACGATCCAGTGACCACAACCCCACATAATCTTATAGAGGACACGCACCATGAAAATCGCAACACGCACAGCTACTAAGACTCAAGTCGAAATCGTCTCCGTGAACGGCGGCTGGACCACAATCCGCGCTATCGGCCAGCAGAAGACCCTCAAGGTCCGCAACGGCGAATTGACCGGCCACACCACAATCACTAAGGCCACGCCTACTACCGCCGAATTGGTGATCGCCAAGGCACAGGCCACCGCCCGTACCAAGATGGACATCAACGAGCGCAAAAACGGCAAAGTCGATCCGCTCTACTTGCCCCAGTACACCGCGTACGCCATCCAGCTGGCCGACGGCACGAAGAAGCGTTCGATCGACAAAGGCGACGCGGTGGCCACGTCACTGCGCAAGCTGACTCTCGACGCCGTGTACGCGACAGCGTCCAGCGCGACCGGCATCTCCCAAGTCGGCCTCCGCGATCGCTTCGCCCACCTCAACCCCGGCATGCAACGCATGAACCTTGGCAACATGATCCGCAAAGCACTGAAGGAAACCGCAAATGCCTGATACGAAAAAAGAAGTCCGGGTGCGCTTGCACTCGGCCACCCTCACGGGTGAAATGCTACTGGACGGCCAGCGCATCGCCTTCCGCGCCGAAATCGACGGCGGCAAGGTGGATGCGTGGTTCGATCCGACGAAGGACGGACAAGTCGTGGACCGCTGGGTCGCCTTCCGTGCTTTGGACCGATGGATTGACGATAACCTCCGGGGCTAACGCGGTGCAGTTCTGTGCGAAATGCAAAGCCGAGCGGCTGTCCGGCGGCGGCGTCGAAACCCGCCCCGGCCGGTGGCTGTGCGCGAAATGCTGGGTCTCGTTCACCCAACGGAAAGTAGGGGGGATTGACAAAGGTATGGCACCTGTGTTATAATTCGTCTTTTTACTTCAACAGATAGAGGACACCGCAATGACTGACACGCTCGCCACCCTGATCGCCACTCCAATCGCTGGTAACTACGCCGCTGACGCCGCCCTCGTCAAGCGCATCAACCGATTCGCCGAGTCCGACGCCCCCGTCGCCGACCGCGCCGATGCCGTCCGCTTCCTGTCCCGCGTCGTTTACGGTCTCCACGACCCGCTGATGTCCTACGATGACGCGACTCTCCTCCGGATCTTCCTGACCGGCGAGTAATACTTGACAAAGGTACCGCACCCGTGTTATAATAGACATTTTAACCAACAGATAGAGGACAACACCATGAACAAGCAACGCCGCGCCAAGATCGAAGCCGAACTGCTCGCCGCCCGTACCGCGATCGAGTCCCTGCGCTTCGCGCTGGAGAACCTGCAAGACCTCGCGAACGAAGAGCAAGAATGCTTCGACAACATGCCCGAAGGCCTCCAAGCGTCCGAGAACGGCCAGCGCATCGAGACGATCGCGCAAGAGTTCGATTCCGCTTGCTCCACGCTCGATTCCGCAGTGGACGAGGTGGGCAGTGCGCTGGACGACATCGAATCCGCAGTGGACCAGTGAAAGGAGCCGACGCTATGGACTTCGCACCCCTGACCGAGCACTCTCCCCGTCCCAATGGGGACCCCGACTACGTGCCCTACTGGGCAAAGGGCGAGTACGCCCGTGCCAACGGCACCAGCTACACCACCGAATCTGGCGTCACAATCGTCGGCGGCCGGGCCACCGGAAGGCTCCCCGTGGCTTCGAGACCCGCCCCGGTACCTAAGGTCCAACCCGCCGCCCCAAGCGTCCCGGAGACCCCGCGGAAGGCCTCGGCGACCCCTCCGAAGCCCACCCGGACCCCGGACCTCGTGGCCCAGCTCCTCGCCGTGCACAAAACCCGCGAAGCGCGGCTCGGACTGTGCGCGAAATACGGCGTCGATCCGGCGATCTTCACGAACGCTCCGAACCCGGGCGTGGCCGCTATGCGGCTGGCCAATGCATTGCGCGCGAAGGTGCTGTAATGTACAATCGGCCCCATGGCCGACACCACGCTCGTACTGCTTGCCCTCCTCGGACTCGGGGTGGGCACGCTGTTGTGGGCGATCCACGAACTCAATCGAGGACTGAACGATGACAAAGACGACGATTCAGACGATGGCGGCTCGCGCCTTCCCTGACCTACCCCAGCTCCAGACGATGCTCGCCGACGTGTACGACATCGCGTACCAGCAAGCACTCGACGACGCGGCGTACAAAATCTCCACGCTGACCGCGCTGGGCGACACCGCCGCCTCCTTCGCCGTATTCGTGCGGGACTTACGGAAGCCTCTCGGAGACGCTTGAGAGATGCCAAGCTATTACCATACCGGTACTATATCTCCTGACGCAAGGAAGACCCCAAGGAAGGCCTCGGAGAGGTATCGGAGCAAGGTGCGGAGGTCCGGTGCGACTGCCTGAGCAGAAGCTCTACGACTGGCTGGTCCGCAAGGTGGGCCACATCGCCCTACTGGAGCGTGTTGAGAACCGGGTGAAAAAAGACACCCCGGACCTGTACTTCGCCACCAAAGCCCACTGCCTCCCCGACCGCCCCTTGATCGGCTGGATCGAACTTAAAGTCCTCGACGCCTTCCCCGCGAAAGCCACCACCACCGTCAAACTCCCGCACTGGACCAACGGCCAACGCTACTGGGCGATCCGGCACCGAACGTACGGCGGCAACACATGGCTCGTGGTCCAAGTCGGCGACGAGGTGTTCCTGCACAACGGCCCGGAGCTTGCAACCAACGACTGGACCCAAGCGGAGTGGCGCACCTACGGCGTGCGGCTGGACAAACGGAGCTGTACCACCGAGGCCGTACTTGCAGGGCTGTACGAACTCATGTTTTAATTCTCCCACGGCGTGCAACGCGCCGCTCGGGGTGATCTCACCCTCGGAACCGGTTAGTGACCACTAACCTCTTGTTCCACCGTTCCACAATGATGGAACGCCAGATGGAACGCTTCTCCCATTCGAAAAAAGACCCGGTGTTCCATTGTTACACACGCACGCGGGGGTATTGCCCTGTCAACGGCATGGTTTAATATATATGGGTATATGATGGAACGATGGTACACGGGCTGTGTGTCTCGAAACCCGCGTCGGACGGGGCTTGTGAGGCAGTAGTGCGTTCCATCGCCGTTCCATCATTATGGAACAAACCACAGTCTTCAGACGTCGAATATTCTTCCACCACCACTCAGGGCCTCTCTGATCCTTCCTCGTGTACGCGCATGAAAGCTTTATAACTCCGGGTTATGTTCAGCCGCTTGCTCATAACGCCCGGTCATACAACACGGCATATTGTGTGGCTCGTGGCATCTGTGTTTTAATTCGCCCCATGGCCTTACCAGACGAACGCAAACTGCTAAAAGATATCGGATCGGAGACGATTGCCGAATACGAGCGTCGTGCCGGGATCTCTGTGCAAACACTGCTGGACGCCCTTGTGCGTGACCGCGTGCGGCACCCACCCAGTGATTCTAGCCAGCTGGCGCACTCGCCCACGTGCAACGACCCGACGCTGAAAGCGATCGGCGACCTTGCACTGCTCGAGGAAACGCGAGCGTACAAAATGCTCCAGATCATCGCCGAATTTCGCGATGGTCCGCCCGAGGCGCGATTTTCCTTACGTCATGCTTACACCACGGCGGGCATCCACCGGCAAACGCTGATTGGGTGGCGGCACGACCACAAGCTATTCGACAGTGTGATGGACAGCATTCAGGAAGAAATGGTCGACACAATGCGTGCGGAAGCGTACCGCCGCTCGGTGATCGGACACGACGAGCCGCTGGTACACCAAGGTCTCAAGACCGGCGACACTGTGAAAAAGTTCAGTGATTCATTGCTCCAGTTCACCCTCATGGGGTACGATGCGAAATTCCGCTCGAAAGATGTCAACATGAACGTGTCGGGCCAGCTGGACTCGAACATCAATATTGAGGGTCTCCGTGATCGACTTGCCCAACGTCTTAACTCGCGCTCAAAGGCGGAGTAAAAAGTCAACGATCGTTGATTCGGCGAACTGGCACGAGTTCGTGGACGAGCTGTCGGACCGCGAAGCACTCGAACTCTTTTACGACTGGCAAACGTGGGCACGTCCCAACCAGATGCTCCCACCCGGCACCGACTGGACCGTGTGGATGATCCTCGCCGGACGGGGCTGGGGCAAAACCCGCTGTGGTGCCGAATTCGTGCGCTACCACGCCGAGAACGGACTGGCGGGCCGCATTGCACTGATTGCCGAGGACGCGGGGGACGCTCGCGACGTGATGGTCGAGGGCGAATCGGGCATCTTGGCCATCTCGCACCCCAAATGCAAACCGGTATTCGTCCCCTCCAAACGGCGACTCGAGTGGCCCAACGGCGCGATCGCCACGATCTACTCGGACAACGACCCCGAGACACTGCGCGGCCCCCAGCACGATTTGGCGTGGGTGGACGAACTGGCGAAATTCCGCAACGCCGAGGATATGTGGTCCAACCTGATGTTCGGCCTTCGCCTTGGCCAAAAGCCCCGCGTTTGCGTGACCACGACGCCCAAGCCCATCCCCATCGTCCGTCGCCTGATCTCCGAGGAGAGGGTCTACGTCACCACGGGCACGACACACGAGAATTTCAATAACCTCGCCCCCACGTTTCGCGACGAAATCATCTCGCAGTACGAGGGCACACGCATTGGGCGGCAAGAGCTGTACGCGGAGGTCATTGACCCCGAAGACTACGGTATCGTCAAGCGCGAGTGGTTCAAGCTGTGGGATGCGAACAAGCCACTGCCCGAATTCATCTACGTGCTCCAGTCCTACGACTGCGCGTACACTGAAAAGACGCAAAACGATCCGACCGCGTGTTCCGTGTGGGGCATCTTCCGGCCGAACGAGGACAGCGGGCTGTGTGCCATGCTCATCGACTGCTGGGAGGACTTCCTCGCGTACCCCGACCTCCGACCCAAGATCATCGACGAGTACGGCTCGATCTACGGCGAACCCGGCAAAAAGGTAGACCTCGTGCTCGTTGAGGACAAGGCGTCGGGCATCAGCATTTTGCAGGACCTCCAGCGTGCCGGGGTGCCGTGCCGCGCCTACAACCCGGGCCGTGCCGACAAGGTCCAGCGTTTGCACTTGGTGGCCAACATCATCGCCCACGGCCGCGTCTACATTCCCGAGTCGCTCGTCCACCGGGGCCAGCCACGCGACTGGGCCGAGCCGCTGGTGAGCCAAGTGTGCTCGTTCCCCGAGGCGGACCGCGATGACCTGACCGACACGCTGTCGCAAGCACTCCGACTGCTGAAAGATATGTCGTTCCTGCAAATCGACCCGGTGGCACCGGACAACGATTACGTGGACGACGAGTACAGACCGAACCGAGGAAATCCTTATGCCCAGTAGCCCACTCGACGAACTGTTGCAAGGTGTGGACCCAATGGACGCGGCCACGATATTTGCCGGTGTGCGCAACACTGTGCCGCTGGCCATGGCATTTCGCTCCGGCGAACTTAACACGGGCGAAATGGAGGAGCTGGCCAAGCGTCGAGGATCGGCCACAATCGACGCCCCGCGACCCCTCAGCCCGGACGAGGTGAATCGCCGAGCGCGGATGGATTTCGAGATGCAGTACCCCGACCCGCGCATCCGCGAATTGCTCATCGCCGAAATGCTGAAGGAAGCACGCAATCCGTACAGCCCGACGACTGCGACTCGCCGCAAGGATTTCGAGGAAGCCCCGATGTCGGCCCCGCATTCACTGCGTGCCGCACCGAAGAAATACGCCAACGGTGGTGCGATCGATTTCTCCATACCCGACATGGCTGACGGTGGTCAGTTCATCCCCGACCCCCAGCCCTACAACAAGGGCGGTAGTGTAGCCAAGTCGCTGGACCAGATGGCGGCGGAGATGATGCAAAAGGGCGTGAAGCTCGAATCGCCCGCACGTCGTGGATTTCTCGGCCTTGGTAAGGCGGCGGATTTCCCACTCGCCAAGATGGACACCAAGGCACTGGAGCGGATGCAGTCCGAGATGCGGGGTGCGCCAGCCGTCACTGAGAAGACTGTGACCGTTGATCCCGGCAAAGGCGCGGCAAAGTCTACGCTCAAATCAATCAGCGAAACGCCCATGACTCGCCGCGAGGTCCTGCAATCGGCCGCTGGTCAGGCAATGCGCGGCGTGCTCCCCGATCTGGGTGGCATGGGCGAGGTGGCCAAGATCGCCGAGACTGCGGCACCCGCGTTCTCCTTTGACATGGTCCCCGCGCTGGTCGCCGAGGCTGTGCGCAAGGGCATGAGCGAAGAGCAAGCGATGGCCTTCATCCGTGGCATGATGCCAGCCGCCGAGAAGCGATTCCGCATCGAGGACATGTACGACGCGTACAAAAATCCCGAATTCTTCACCGCACTGGAGGGTAAGGCTGGCCCCGGCGAAGTGATGCGTAGCATGATGGGAGCGTTGCCCGAGTCGCTGACTGGTGCGCCCCTTTCGAGCATTAGGCCGCAGATTCGTGCGATGCGCGAGCGTGCGCCAGAAGTGTACGACCAGCTACGGCAGACAGCGAAAGACATTGGTGAGTATGGTCACGAGAACTAAGCCGTGTTAAAATCGCACATATTAAAGGCTGACTATGGCAACTGAATTCCCACAACCGCAGATGGAAGCACCCGCAGGTCCAGAGGACACGCAGGGTATGGTGTTCGACCTTGACATGGAGGACCCCTACGCCGAAGTCGAGGAGCAACCCGACGGCTCCGCAATCGTGCGGATGGACGAATTCAAAGGGCCGACCGAAGATCGCGATTTCTACGCGAATCTGGCCGACGAACTCGACCCGTGGAAGCTGGACAAGCTGGCGATGCACTACCTCGATCTGATCGAGAAGGACAAAGAGGCGCGCAAAGAGCGGGACAAGCAGTACGAAGAGGGCCTGAAACGCACAGGACTCGGACACGACGCCCCCGGTGGTGCGCAGTTCCAAGGTGCGAGCAAGGTGGTGCACCCCGTGATGGCTGAGGCCTGTATTGATTTCGAATCGCGTGCCATTAAAGAGCTGTTCCCACCGGATGGCCCAGTACGCACGAACATCCTCGGCGAAGTTACCGAAGAAGAGACCAAGCGTGCAGAACGCAAGCGCGACTTCATGAATTGGCAACTCACCGAGCAGATCGAGGAATTCCGCGACGAGCAGGAGCAGATGCTGACTCAGTTGCCACTCGGCGGCTCGCAGTTCATGAAGCTGTGGTACGACGAGCGCAAAAAGCGACCCTGCGCTGAATTTGTGGCGATCGACAACATCCTACTGCCTTTCTCGGCTGGTAATTTCTACACTGCACAGCGTGTGACTGAGGTGCAGGACATCACCCAGCAGGAATTCGAGTCGCGCATGGCATCGGGCCTCTACCGCGACGTGACTTTCACTCGCGCCAGCATGGAACCCGAGCCGACCTCCCCCGAGAAAGCGAATAACAAAATCGAGGGTAAGCAGTGGAGTGACGACACGGACGGTTTGCGTCGCGTGTACCACATCTACGCGTTTATCGCCGAGGAGGATGATTCGCACTCGAAAGGCGAACTCGCACCCTATGTGCTCATGATCGACGAGAACAACACTGAAGTCGTCGGTATGTACCGGAACTGGGAAGAGGGCGACGAGGCGATGACGAAGCTCGACCACATTATCGAGTTCAAGTTCATCCCATGGCGTGGTGCCTACGCGATTGGTCTCCCACATTTGATCGGTGGACTGTCTGCCGCGATCACTGGTGGCTTGCGTGCTTTGCTCGACACGGCACACATTAACAACGCCGCCACGATGCTCAAGATTAAGGGCGCAAAGATCTCGGGACAGTCGCAGAACGTCGAAGTGACTCAAGTGACCGAGATCGAAGGTGCGCCGGGTGTGGACGATATCCGCAAGATTGCCATGCCGATGCCTTTCAACCCACCGAGCGAGGTGCTCTTCAAGCTCGTGGGCTTCCTGACCGACGCCGCAAAGGGTGTGGTGACTACCTCCGAGGAGAAAATCGCGGAGCTGAATGCCAACACACCAGTCGGCACGACTCAGGCGATGATCGAGCAAGGCTCGAAGGTATTCTCGGCTATTCACGCACGACTGCACGACTCTCAATCGCGTGTCCTGAAGGTACTTCAGCGTATCAATCGCTGGTATCTGGAAGAGATGCGAATGGGCGACGTGGTGCAAGAGCTGGACATTCGACGCGAAGACTTCAATCGCAATACCGACGTGATACCGGTGAGCGATCCGCACATCTTCTCCGAGACTCAGCGCATGGCCCAGACCCAAGCGGTGATGGCCTACATGGACAAGTACCCCGATCTTTTCGATCGTCGTGCAGTGGTCCAACGTGCTCTGAAGCAGATGAAGATACCAAACGTGCAGGAATTGATGCCCGCGACTGCCGAGCCAATGGAGATCAACGCGGCGGAGGAAAATGCGGCAATGTCGATTGGTCGTGCCGCGTACGCTTACCCGCACCAGAACCAACTGGCGCACATCCAAAGCCACCTCGATTTCGCGCTGAACCCAATGCTGGGGTCCAATCCGATCATCGCGCCAGCGTTCTTGCCCGCTTTCCTCGAGCACTTCAAGCAACACTTGATGCTCTGGTACCTCGGCCACATGAATGGCTATGTCGAGGAATCGCTTGGCCGTCCTGTGAAGGACTACGACATCGCAGGGATTACCGGAGAGATCGACAAGCTGTACGCACTGGCGTCCCAACACACCCAGATGGATGCGAAAGAAGCGTTTGCGAAGGTCATGCCCGCAATGCAGAACATTTTGCAGATGGTGCAGAAGCTCAAGCCACAGCCACAGATGGACGGCTCGGATCAGGTGATCCTCCAGACGTCGATGGCCGAGACCAAGCGACGTGCAGAACGCGACGCAAAAGAGCTGGCACTCGAAGAAGAGCGCATCAAAAACGACGCATTGAGCAAAAATCGCGAACAGCAGATCAAGATCGCGCTGAACGCATCCGATAACTTGACCGAGGAACGGATCAAGACTGCAGAATTGACGCACGACGCGGCGATTCTGAAGCACGAGCAGGAGCAGACTGCATTGGCCGCGCAAGAGAGCGCACAACGAACTTTAGGAGTGTAATTATGGCTACCAGCGACACAGAACAAATGGGTCAAGATGTACGTTATCACAAGCGTTTGGCTATGGGCGCGAAGCTCGATGGCTCCTCGCTTGGTGCTAAAGAACCCGCGAAGACGCC